GCCTGTGTTAACAATGATGTCTGGCTTGAGTTCCCTTAGTTTTTCGTAGAGTTCCTCAAATACAGCGGTGTACTCTTCATGATACCGATGGTTGCGAATGTGAATGTCTGAAACATGTGCGATCTTCATTTAGCCTTCCTTACTAGCTCAAGTTCTTTGTTCCATACTGGAACGGGGTATTTTGCCCCTGCTGGTATGACCATGTAATAATACCTATTCCAATCATGATTTGTACCTTGAATTTTACCCTTTACCTCTGATATTATGCCGAGAGTTTTCATGCTGTCCCTAACCATTACAAGGTCTCCGACTTCGAAGTTTGGATTACTTCTAACCACTTTGTCGGCATCGGATCTGTTCCCTTGTTCGTTACCCATGTTACCTCTGCTATTCCTAGTTCTTCATCGATGCCGGTGATAATCCCCAAAGGAGAATTATTTGGCAAGCCTATTGGCGTCTTATAATAAACTAGATCTCCAATCTTCATAACAAAAAAGCTCCCCTACATTATAGCAGGGGAGCTTTGCAAAGTCAAGTGTTTTTTTACACTTCTATTTCATTGGTGTTTGCGTTTGACGATATAATGTTGGACTGTGGTAAATTCCTGCACGAAAGTCGACATCTCCGAACAACATTGTTCCTGTTTTTGTTTTTGCAGTGACACTATTTTTTACACGGCTTCCATTTACAACTTTTTGATATTCCGCAGCTTGCAGAGGAATGGCGGTAATGTTGAAGTGCGATAGCGGGAATACTTCTGTAGTCAAAGACACGCCATTATAATCAAGATCAATCCAAACAAAAAGCTTGTTATAACCAGTGTCTTCCGATGTGATCTGACGATCACCATTAGTATCGTAAGCCATTAACTGGGCGAAGGCGTCTTGTCCTGTGGTACCAAAGAATTCCGTACCATTGTCTACAACACCATTACCGTTAGAATCGCTAAACAAAAACCCATCTCCTTGTAGCCAGCTTGTTGCCGTTGGGCGGTTCCCCGTCATTGCAAAATTGACGCCACGCTCTACTCGGGTGATATCAAAAACACCATTACCATTCAAGTCAAGGATGATTGGGTCCGACACATTGCATGGGACAACCTCAAAAATCTTTACTGCGGCAAGGGAAAACTCATCTGCAATTCCCTGCTCAATAGCCTTTGAGAAATCAGTTTGAGCTTGGGCATATTTTAGTTCTTCATCGTTATTTGAAGGTTGATAGTCTGCACACAATGGATTACCAGTTACCGCTTGGGAGATGGAATTCAAGGCGTCATCATATACCGGGTCCAACATCGATGCATTCGCATCACAAACCTCAATGGGCTCAGACATCACCGGATAATCACCTTTGTGACCATTGGTTGTGAGCCAGTTGTTCATAGAGTTAATAAAGTGTTGCCGACCAACAACAAGACCTTTTTCCATCGAACTTTCAACTGCTGTAGGTGTTTGGTTGCAAATACTCTCTGTCTTCATTTGAACCTGAATTACGACACGAGTCTTTTCTAGACCGCTAATTGCACCTTGTTCATACCAAAAATCTTGCTCTGATAGCGTAGAATTAAAGTTTTCACGCTCGGTCTGCAACTCTGCTGCCAATTTTGAATAAGCTTCAGATCTTGCCTGATCTACAAGATACTCACAACTAGCCTCCGATAAAGGCTTTTCATTGTCATAAAACTCAACAAAGGGACAAGATGATACCTCCGGTAATGTTTCATCGGCGCCCCAAGTAATGTCTCCATTAAACAAGCCGAGTTCTTCTAATGCAAGATTCACTTGCTTAATATAGAGATCTTCACCCACATTAATGCCTTCAAAAATGTTATCTCTCAAAATATCAATTTCTGCTAATTCATCAACCGTCAGATCTTCAATGGTTACTCCTTCTACTTCCTCTACTTCAGTTGTTTCCTCTGGTTCAACTTCAGTTTCAGTAGGGTCGACCTCTGTCTCTGTGCCAGCTTCAACTTCTGTTGGAGTTGTACCTGTTTCAGTTTCAGTTGTCGTTCCAGTTTGCTCTGTTGTAGTTTCAGTAGGCGTTGTTGTACCATTGTCGTTTGCTCCCGTGAAACTGACACCTTGTTCTGTTTCAGTTGCTGCGTCTGTAGTCGTTGTGGTTGTATCCTCGCATGCAACCAATCCAAATACAAGCATTGTAGTAATAAAAAAGTTCTTCAAATTATTCTCCTTTAAAAATTAAAACTGTTTATAAACTTTTGTAAAAATGCGTCTTCCGACGACATAAGCCTAGCGGCTTTCTTCCTCTTAAGGAATTCTTTTTTCGGCATCTCGCCTACATCACTGTACGGAAATACATCAATATTGTAAACCTCCGCACCATATTTAATTAAATTTTCTACCAAATACGACGCCTTCCTTTTGGCATCCAAGTCAAAAGCAACATAAACTGGCGTGTCGTTTAAAACGATACTTTTGAAAAGTTTAGATTGCTGCTTCAAAGTGGAGCCTAAAATGGGCACCGAATTTTGTCCAGCTATTATAGCATCAAACACTCCTTCTGTCAAGATCAAATCTTCATTCCAATCAATAAAAAGCTCATTAAAGATAATTTTACTTTTCGCTGTTGGCGGATTCATGTATTTTCGCCAATCATTCTGGTAAGTTCTGCCAATAAAATAGTTACAGTCGCCGCTCTCATTGAAAGAAGGTACGATAATTCTACCAGCATACTCTCCGCTGATACAGAACCCAATTTTCCAAAACAAAATGTCTTTCTCATCTATACCCCTCTTTAGCAAATAGTTTTTTGCGGCTTGAGCTTGTAAAGTGTTGTTTTTGTTAGCCAGTGATATAAATTCAGATGGCAAGTCGACGACGATTTCTTCTTCTAATTGTTCTTGAGGGAAAATGCTCTCAATAATTGAGTCAAACTCAAGGAGATCTATGTCATCAGTTAGTTCTCTCCATCGACTCTTATTCTCGTAAGTGCCAAATTTCCTTACCAAACGGTAAATATTGTTGCCCCTATAATCACATATCCAACACTTAAATACATTTTTGTCTAAATTAACACTAAGTTTCTTTTTGTGGTGATTGCATTTTGGACAACTGAAAAGGTGCTCTTGCCCGGTTCGACCATATCTTCCGAGGAAATCTTTAAGAACTGCTATCTTTTCGCTACTTGACAAGTTCGTATCCTGCTTTGGCTATAACAATACTATCGGCAATATCATAATACTTGGGCTTCAAGTTCCCAGATTTTGTGTATTCTACAATAAATTTAGGCTCATTGTCAAGTAAAAACTTAACAACCTGTTCTTTTGCCTTAGTTCCTCTCTTAATAGTGATGCCACAAGACTTGCGAGCAGAGGCGGCTGAGATGTGTTCGGCTTTGATGCCCAGTTCTCGGTAACAAAGGTAAGTTACAACACCATTGAACGAAGAAAGAGTTGAAAGTGTCTTGGCTGATGAGAAGCCAGAGCGGAACATTTGGAGACTTTGTTCAATAAAGATATGCTCTATCTTGTATTCTCGCTGAATATCAAGCAGCTCTCCTTGAATGTGGTTGTATTTTGAATATATGTCTGGGAATTTGTTCTTGTTTCTTAGATCTACTGCAAATGTCTTTACTATTTCGCCTTGATCCACGATGGTGAATCCAATAATACTTGTTGAAATGTCTAATCCTAAAATCATAGGAGGAATGTAACAGAGTTTTTATTAGATGTCAAGCTTTAGTTTGAAAGTAAGATCTCTTTCTTCTGTTTTTTTGACTGGGGTGGCTAGCTTGGCAACTGCTATGAGATTTTTGTTTTCATCATATATGCCAATTTTTGAAATGTATGTCTCTTTTTTGAACTGCGGCTCCTCATCTGTATATGAGGCACTAACAACATTTTTTAGTACTAAGTTCTTCTTTTCTATGTAGAAAGTAGAGCCTGTTGTCGCAGTTGCTGCTTGTCCATAGCTTTTAAATGTTGGATTGTTTGAGTGGTTAATCGCCCCTTTGGGGGCATTTGCAAACATTGTAACGACTTGAGATTTAGTTGTACCAGCAAAATCCAAAACCCATGACGACTTTTGACCAGATATTGATATTCCGTCCTGTGCCCCTACTGCAAATTTCAGCCAGTTTGGTACCGTATCTGAATCGGAAGGGTTGTAATCCTCTGTTGTGTGTTGACCGCTTGTCAAATCCCAAGAACCAGTTAGCATTAGGAAACCCTCGTTGTACAGGGCGACTCCTGCGATTGAGCCAGAGCCGTTGCTGGCGGGGGGACCTGTTTGAATTAGCTCTCCATTTTGTTTTTCATCTTTGAGAGTACCCACCAAGGTGCCAGAAACAAAAAAGTTTAATTCTAATGATCCTTTTTTTATCTGAGATCCGTAAAAAATCGATGGTATGCTAATCAAATTAACATCTTGCGTATCCTTATCCCATCCGTCGTTAAAATTAGACGAGTAAGCATAGTGCTCACTGTTAGCCTTATAAAAATTCATAGTATTTTTTAAAGCATCTAATTCTTTCCTGTCTTGAAGAGAGGATGAAAAGAAGTTCCTTGTTATACTAGCAGATAAAGGATATGAGCCGGTTATTATGTCTCCAAATTGAAAATCTGAATTAAATCCGGTTGTTGAGATCGTCTTAAAGGCAGTCAAGGAGCCGTTTTTTGTGAGAAACGGATATATCAACTCGCCTGCTGGGCGGTCAACATTTACTTCGTATAAATTTAAAAAACCGGGAGGGACATGATTAATGTTTTGTTCCGACAAATCCCCTTTATTGAAAGGTCGGTTATTGTGATAAACAACACCACCATATATAAAAAAGGTGCTTTTTGGGAATGTCTTTAGCGTGTTTCTTACAATGTCATCACGACCAAATGGATAGTAAGGCACAGGGTCAACCTCCTGTTAGTAGTCCAGTCTTACTCTTAATGTCAACTCTGTGTCTGGAGTTTTCTTTAGAGGTTCTGATACTTTTGCCACGGCTAACAATTCATTGTCAGCCGAGTATAGTCCAACGGTGGTGATGTAAGAGGCTGGTTGGTCTAAACTGCTGTTCTTTACTCTAATTTGACTAGTATTGTCAATGTATGTTGGGTTAGAGCTATAATTAAATTCATTATGACCTGCTCTTGCAAAATAAATAGTAGAATTTAATTCTGTTGTATTGTTGAAATCTAAATCATAAATTCTGTGCCTGAAGGAGTCGCACGATCCTGAAATAGAGACACTTGTTAGGGCATCATTGATCGTTTGACCGGAAGGCGTAAATGCTACAGCAGAATTCGCACCCCCGGCGCCGCCGGAGACGATTGCGTTCGTAGAATCGGTACCTGCTCCGAGCATGACCGATGCGGTTAAAACTGCAATCCCTGCTTGGTAGAACAACTGACCAACAACGGTGTCGGCTGGAGTAGTTGCACCTGTTGCATAAAGTATTGCATATTCCCCTGCTGGAGAGTTTACTTTGTAGCTTGTTGCTGCGCCAGAATCAGTTATTGTCAAGAGTTCTCCAAATTCTGTTGCGCCTGCGCCGCCGGACATAAATGAACCACTAACCCCAAGCTTCAAGTTGAAAGATCCTTTTTTAATTTCATCTTTTTGAAGTAGTCTAGCAAAATTAACAAAAATGCACTCACGAAGCTTTGTGCCTGTGGCATAATTACCGTCTTCATCAAACTCTCGGATTGACCCCGTTATGTCGTGTCCTGCTAACAATTGAGCCATTTGATTATAAATGTTAATTTTGTCAGCGTTTTGGGTGTTTGCAGAAGCTGAAAGATCTGAGTTGTTTGAATACCCCACTGTCAAATCTATAATGTGATTCGCAGATGAGCTTAAATAAGGATAATCATACACAGACTGAAAAAGACCATGTGAATAATTTTTAATATTTGTCTCTGCATTCGAGCCTGTCAACACAACTGCTGGATTATTGTAAGTTCCTGACAAGATCGATCCCGTGATCGGAATTGCTTCATGCAGAAGAGTCCTAGTTGTTGTAACATCGTTGTTTAAGAAATTTTTAAAACTTGTTGCCATTTGATTATTCCTATTTTATTGTATTTTTAGAAACGAAACTGGAATCGTTATTCTGTATCCGGTTGTCGCCCCAGTAATTCTAATATTTGTATCAATTCTTCTAAAAGTTCCAGTTCCGCCATTGAAAGTAAGCGAATTTCCACTAGTCCCGAGGAGTGTAAACAAATATGTTGAGCTATTAAGCTCAATGGAAGGATTAACTCTAAGAGAAATCCTACTTCCTCGTGGACCCTGAATGGGGGAATTGCTATTTTTTGTCAAACTTATATTAACCATATCAGAGTCTGATGAGAAGTTATAGCTAGCAATATTGTCATCATCCAGATAAGAGTATGCTTGTGTAGACCCTTGCTGATCTACGACATATCCAATCCTATTATCTATCTCCACGATGTATTGCGTCTCAAGCAGTGTTGGATCAATAGTGAAATTTTTTGATATTGCTGTGGTGTTTAATCCCTGATCAACCATAATGACAGTGTTTTTTTCTTCATTCTGCCCAGATAAGAATAATCCCTGCGGGATCGTGTCTGCTCCAGAGGCAGAGTATGTACCTTGCTTGGTGAAAAAGTTGTCTGTTGCATCGTCGCATGAAATAAAGAATGTATTTGAGCTAGTTGCCGATCTTTTTTCTGCCGAACCATCTTGTTCATTGAGCAACATTGTGGGCAAGTATAGAAGATTTGTCTTTGGAATTGACAGCAGTCTGTTTTTCATCGTAGACATATTATTTGTCAAAGCTTCGATTACTGGTGTTGTCAAAATGTTGATGTCATAGTAAGCAGAGCCGCTGGAATGGTTTAAGTCATACTTAGCATAGTCGATTTCATCATCTGCAAAAGCATATTTTACAATCTTAAATGATCCGTCGCCCCTCGCTAATCTTGCTCTACCAGCGTCGGTGAGCACAGCATCTAAAATAATATCTCCACTGTTGTCTAAAAAAGCCATTTATTTTCTCCTAAAATGCGTATATTGCCTTTATAATTAGTCTTTTCATATAAATAGTTAAGTTTTTTAATTTGTCTCATTTAATCTTTTTTAAAACTCGCCCGGACCAGCAAAAGTTGATCCAGCCTTGACCACTTCTCCAACGGTGCCCTCTGTTGTTTCTGGTTGTTGCGTAACCTTTACTTGACCTTGAGAATCTCCGCAAGTTGTTATTTCTTCCGTTGGCTGTTCATGTCTGGAAATAAATGCTATATTTAAATCTATTATTTTGCCTGTATGCTTAGATTTAATTCTAAACTTATATTTCTGAGAGCCGCTTGATGTAAAAATCCCTTTATCTTTAATTCCGAGTACAGGCTTCTGATTGACTTGAGGATATGCTGTGTCGGAGTCTTTTAATTTAGATTTTTCCAAATTCACAATTCCTTGCAGGGTCTCGGCATCGATCTGTAATCTTCTTTTAAAAGGCTTAGTTTTTAGTCCCAAAGCTGGTTTTTGGAATTCATAAATTGATATCACTGGATATACAACGCCTGAATTTTCTACCATTTCCACCTGATAGACCGGTGAGGGGTTAGAAACATTGCCATGTACATCAACAGACCTAAACATGTAATAGTATTTCTTATTTTGTTCTAGTTTATCTGTAAAAGAATGTAGTTTTAAGGCATTTATAGTTTTCTTAGTACCATTTGTAAAACTTGGGTATTCTGTAGGTGGCACATCCATTCTATAAACCTGATATTTGACTGGGTAGTCATCCGATTTAAATTGCAATTTTGGCTCCACAAAATATGATGCAGGCAAAGCTGAAGCGAATAACGCTTCGGCAAAAGAAATTGGTGCTTTTAGTAAAAATCGATCTTGTGCTGTTCTGACCTTGTTAAATATGGGTCCATCATGTGCCAAATCAACATAAACTGGCTCTACCTCCCTGTCAACAGAGGGGGGATAGAAATTTATTTTTAAATCGTTGTTTTTGCCTTTTAAGGGAACAATATCGACTTCAGGTGCAAGGGATGGTGAATCGTGTACAATTGCATTTTTCTTATAAAATGGCACCTCTACAATTTTTACATCTGGCTCTAAAACAACATCGAACATTGCCATTATTTTATTTTCTTGATCTAAGCTTTTGTAAAAATATGCCCCTGTCCATGGGGATTGACCACCTGCAAGCATTCCCTTTACATCTACCCCACCAGCTTGAGTGCCGAATGAAGACTGAAGCGAGGCTACTTTTTCAGGTATTAGAACATTTATAATATCGCTAACTTGTTTGTTTTTTTGGTCGATTGATTTGTAAACATCTGCAATTTGTTTTTTAATTAGTTTTCCGTAACTAATTCCCTTAGCTTCTAGCTGTGTAGAAAGTACAAACGGCGCCTTGCTCTCTATTGTTTGGATTGCCGTGTTATATAAATTCCATATTTCAGGATAAATGGATTCTTGAAAGTTTGCAGCCATGACTTTATCTAATTCATCTTGAACTTGTGAATAATAGCTTGCGATTTCCTCTTCTAGTTTGGAATTTTCTGATTGCATTTTTGCAGTTGATTCAAGAGTTATGTATGTTGCCAGATCTGGGTATTTTATTAGTATTTCATTGACTCGCTTTCCGTACACTCTTGGTCTCAAGGAATTATACAATTTTTCAAGATTTTGCAAAACCTCTATGCCGGGATTTGGAGGAGCAGCTTGTTGCTGTTCAAACACAGGATTTGTCTTATAGTATACAAAATCCTCTGTCTTTCCATAACCTTCATTAAAGGCACTCTTTTGCATGGAATCTATAAATTTTGTTTGTTTTTCCGTTACAAATCCCGGAGAATGTGAGGCGATTTGGAATCCGTACTTCGACCCTATAGTCAAATTATAAGCGTATATTGTGTATTCATAATTTTGATCATAGACGACTTGCGTATCAATATATTTCATTATATCTTTGCCGTCTTCTATTCCTGTAGGTTTTGGAATCCAAATGTTTTGAACTATTCCGCTGCCTTGAGCATTCCCATTATTGTCCAAAGCCACCTTTTGAATTCTATAGAAAAGAGTTTCCGTGTACGCAGAATCTTTATTCAATATTTGATCATATGTTCTAGAGTTTTGCTTTACTAAATCTCTGTATTTGCCCATAAATTTTACAGTTTTCAGCATCTTTATTAAAGATGTTGTCTCCTGCTCTGGACAGTCTAGCAAAGATGAGGCGATTGAGCCAAACTTCTTGGAGTTTTTTGTTGCCTCATAAGAGCGAATGACATCTACTTTATATTTTTTATAGTAATCTGATAATTGATTATTTGAAATACTAGCCCAAGTTGACATATGGCTAATATACATATCTAGCCACCTATTTAAATCGAACTCTCGGAAGCCGCTAATATCCCCTTCCCTTATTGGGTTTGGGCTCATCTGAGTCATGTCAATTGAATCAGATAGAGGAACAACTTTGTAAAAATCTCTATAATCTGATATAGAATATATCTGATCTTGGCAAATTCTAGGTGATTGCTTTTGCACTTCGCCGCTATTGTAGGCTGGGTTTAGATCAAAAGGATTCCAGTATCTTTTTGTTTGATCTGCAATTGTAGAGTTCTTGCTTGGCTCAACATTTAGCCCATCGGATGAAACCTCTCTTGTAAAAACATTTCCAATTAGGGTGTCCAACAAGTCATTCATTAAGCCAGAATCGCTAAATATTTGCGTAAAAGCCCTCCTTGAATCTGTTGAAAATTTAAAATCTACATAAAATGGGAATTGTCTTTTTATACTTTCATATCTAGAGAGATATTCTTGATCGTCTTGGTACAGCACAATATTGAACGCTTTTGTTTCGTCTTTCACATCATCAGGAACATAGCCGCAGTTTAATAACTTATGCCCAAATTTTTCGAATTTAAACTTTGAATCATTACCTAGAGGGGCGGGTGTTTCGTCCTCTTCTATGGGGACTTCATAAATTAATGGCAAAGTTCGTTCTGTGAATTCTACAGTCTCATTTCCAGAATCTGGCAATGTTACAAACATTTTTCCGTTTTCATTCTTTTTTGTGGCTGTTTCATACAGTTTGGAATAAAAATTATATGACGATCTTATGTCACAAATTAAATTACTTTTATTTATAACATTTGTCAAACTGGATGCTCTGGTTGATATTGGCAGATCCATATTAAATGCCATATCTGAATACCCACTGAATGTTTTTAATATGGTTTCTTTTGTTAGTGGGTTAAAAAAGTTTAGCGGATACTTGTATGTTTCGGTCTTAAAGTCATAGAAGTAGTCCATATGACCATTGTCTACTGCGGTCTCTATAGCGCTTAAAGAATAGTTTGACCAAGTGTTCTTTACAGAATCAAGAACACCTTGCTGTACCGGGTTCAGATCCAGAGTCTCCGCCATCTTAATGTCTGTTTGAAGTGCGGTGTCGTAGATATCACTTTTATCAAAAGTGCTCCTGTAATTGTATATGTAATTTGGTCCAGTGGTTGACTTTGGGAATGAAAAAGATATTGGATTTTCAGTTCCTTGATTTACAGTATATGATGGTGCGCTGCTTTTTACGCTCATATCCGTTATTAAAGATAGCACCCCTAGTCTATTGTTTAATAAGTCCGAATTATTAAAGAATACTTTTACCCTTGTTGCATCCCTGTGCAAGTTCAAGTTATTTGAAGAGCCGTTGACAAATATTTGCTGCCAATCTTCAGAAACATCTTCAAATTTTAAATTATTTGATACATCAAAACTGGCGTTATAAGCTTGAGGCACAAGGCTTGCTTTGATATCTGCCAAGCTATCTTTAAACCTTGTTTTGTTGCCGAATGTCCAAAATTTTCCCAAAGATTGCCTAAATGGGTCTATTGAAGAACGAGGTATTTCATCGCCGTTGGTGTCAATCCCCGGTGATGCAGAGCCATTAACTTTATTCAAAATAATTTTCGGATCAGAACCTTGAGCTTTGGGGAAAAAATTACTTTCCCTCACAACCAAAGTGTAAGCTGTCGAATATTCGTTTTTTAATCTATCGTCTAAAGAGTTTGACATTTATTCTATATCCTCAAATAAATTAATATTGACTTCCGCCAAGGGAGCCGCCGCCTGTGAATCCTGTAAGTGCCGGTGATGCGCCTCCAGTTCCGCCTGTATCTCTAGCGGTAGGTGTTGCAGTGCTCTGTTGGGAGGATTGTGGCTGCATCATGCTATTTTGCAGTGCTCCTGATCCAGCTCCAGAGACTCCGGATTGTGAGCCAATTTTAGCAATTAATCCCAAAAGAGGACCCGAGCCTCCACCGAGAGGTCCCGCAGCCCTTGCTGCCCCAGTTCCAACATCTACGCCGCCAGCAGAACCGCCTAAAAAACCAGTCATACCAAGTTCAGTCACTGCGCCAGCAGACAATCCAGTTGCTACACCTATGCCTGCGGCTCCCCCGTCCAGTCCTACAAGAGCCTCTGCTTCTTCCATCGTCTGACCTCCGGGTAAAGTCCCTCTTGAATCCGGCTCTAAGAAAGGATTGTTATCAAGATTTCGCTGGTCTATGGCGCCTTGAGCCAATTGTTCCTCCAGTGCAGGTGTAATTGAAAAATCTACAATAAAATATTCATTGTAGTATGGTAATTTCATAAACTCATATGACTTAATTCCATACATTTCTTTTTCATACGGCATTAACCTGCACAAGACATTTCCACCTTTTTGTATGCACGAGTTGTACACATCTTGAGTTAAAAGTTTCCATATAGGAGAATTCAGACTTTGCTTTCCATACTGGTCTGTTTCGTATCCCGATAGCACTTCTACCTTTGCAAGAGTTTTAAAGTTTAACATGAAAAACGGCAAAAATTCAGGATTTTGATACATAATCTTATTTCCTGCCGCAGCAGTTGCTTTACCATCTTTATTTATCAAATACCCACCTTGCAAGGAAGATTCTGGATCTGCGTCTACATCAAAAACATATGGCTTATTAGATTTTACTTGTTGATAAACCTCCTCCATTGCTGAAGTGGGTTTATCTCTTGTGTAATCCAAATTTATCATCAAAGATTTTAAGTGATTTGGCGCTCTTGTTAGAGGAGATTGAGCTGGGACTTGTCCGAGTCCACCAGTGCCACCACCAAAGGCAGCTAAAATTCCATATGCTAAATATTCTTTAAAAAAAGTAGAATCAAAATTCTCAACATAATACTCCCAACTCCAAATATCGTCTTCAAGAATTTTGAAAAGATTTTGCTGAACTATCGTTAATAGCAGTGGAGATGGGTCTATTTTAGAATTATATATGTTGGTACCCGGAGCATTATCTTTTGAAGTTATCATGATCTCAGATGCCGCCAAATTATTAACTGGTGCCCCTATTCCGCCCATGATTCCGGAAGTTGTTTTATTTTTGGGACTAGCCTGCTTCAAAATCTCTAAGGCTGATACCGTTGTTTGTCTATTTGACAACAAGGTTAACAAATCAAATTTTGACTCTGTTGAGGATTGTTTTTTAACAATTTCATCTCCTTGTCCGGTAGCGAGAGAGGCAAAGGGAACATCTAGTTTTTGTCCATTTAAAGCATTGTATCTCACAATATTTAACATCACATTTTTAAGATTTTTTATGTCAGTTCGCATATTTCCGTTGTTCAATAGAGGCTGATTAGTAGCAGTTCTAAAGTTTACTAGAGATGGAGACAAAAATGCACTCTTAGTAAATGCAACTGTGTCGTTTGGATTCATTATTGGACCCTGTTTTTGTTCAATTTGAGAGGGTCCTAAATTTTCAAGTTCAGAATATGAAAGGGGCTTTTTTGGTATTTCTATGTTATAATCTTCGTCTGTGAATAATTTTTTTGTTTCGAGGTTCACACGGTTTTCGTAAGAGGGGCGACTGACTCTCTTTAATCCCATCGTGGGAAGGGAATCTTCTGATGTTGTCGACGCTTTCGATAAAAAATCGTACCCCGTTAAATGGTCTAAAGATCCATCAACTTTAGATGAAAATTTCTTTGTTATTTTAAAATTTCTTTTTGGATTTGAGCCTGCTGAATATTGTGATTCAACATGTTGAGAGTCTACGGGCTTCTTATATTTGGACACAGAGGAAAACAAGTTTAGTATTTTTTTATAAATATTTTCCATTACCTGCAACGAGGTCAAAGCACCAGTTGGGTTTCCATATGATGTGCTAGATATGGATGTCATAAAATTGTATAATCCATATATTTTGTCATCGAATTCAGTAAAAGAGCTTAATATTTGAAAGAACTCGTATATTCTAGAGTATATGAATAAATTTGAATATTTGTTATCCAAATACTCAATTCCTTCCTGTGTAAATCGATTTGTGTAAAGATTAAAATATGCGGGTTTGCTTTTTGCGTCTTGCACATATTCTATAAAGCCAGTGCCAAGTATACCTGTTTTATCAGAACCATACAGTACGCTCTCCATATCAATAATTTTTGCAGATAGCCACTGTATCATTGGGTCGCTAATTGTTATTTCCACAGAGAATACATATGCTCCGTCATTCGGTGTTCCAAGGTCCGTTCCAGTAAAAAATCTAGTGCTATAATTTGATCCGTTTGAGTTATTTAACAACTCTATTTTTTGTTCCCTAATTGTCCCTAGCAAATTTCCATCTTCATCAGAATTTGATGTGGTTATTAAAGTTCCAGATGAATCATCTTTTGTTACAACCACCAACTTTGGTATATCATTTTTTTCAATTTCGTAAAGATCTACAGTTGGATCAGCTATATTTTCCTTATATACCTTGTGTCTATAGATTTTAAAGTCCTCTATTAAGCTATTGCTTAACAAGTTACTTTTTTCTTGTTCTGTTCCGCTTTCAAATATATTTTCTAAAAGTTTTGGAAAAGCTGTATTTTGTTTTAGTGCTTCTTTAAAGTCTAAACCAAAGAAATATCTGGTGTTTCCTGAGCCGTCCATTGCTGTGTAAAAATCTGCAAATAGTGGGCGGTGGGATGCGTTGGATAAGCTTTTTACAATTGCTGTTTCAATGTCTTGTTCATCTTTTATAGCAGCGTTGTCCCTTGCAGCAATCTGTTTTATTCCATTTAGGTTGTTCTGTAGGCTTTCTGTTGTTTTTTGATTAAACCAAGAATTAGAAAACAAAGAATAATTAAAATCTAATTTTGTTATTTCTACAATTTCTCTAAAATCTTGTATGATCCCGTTAAAAACTGTTTCTGCGACCAGATAAACGCCCATGTCGTCATTTGTGCCAGCCATGTATCCCACATATCCATTTGGACCGGGGTTTTGAGGACCATGATAATGCACCGGACCTGTCCAAATAGATGCATTTGAAACTTGATTTAAGGGCTTTGGCTTACCTTGGGCATCTAATTCTGTTACATAAAATGTTTTTCCAAAAAAACTAGTTGTGCCACCTTGAATTACGCTTAATCGATTAACTTCTCCGCTGGTTAAATTATTTATTATGTTTTGGTCTAGGTCTTTCCAACCATTAAAGGCACCCTCATCGATAAATATTTCTTCAACATCAATATATGCTTGAACAAAATAGTCCAAATTTTGAACATCAATTCCACCCCGAGCTGTTGGCACTTCGAAAGTTATTTTATATGGAAAAACATATACTATGTTTCCATTTTCATCAGTTTTCTTCTCTATTGATGTTGAGTCATCTGTCAAAGGATTGTTGTCTAGGTCGATCATGTTTCCCTCAAATTGAGAAAAACTAATTAAGGCATGACTAACCAAATCAGTATTTAAGCCCAGTTCTTGATACAAAGCCTTTAGCAGGAAATCACTGTGATCAAAATACTTTTTTGGTGTTGAAGCTAAATTATTAGAAACTGAAGCATCTGTGCTTTGCACAACTAATATTTTAAGGTATTTTGTAAAATCGTCTTGAAAAAATGACGAAAATAAATTACAAGATGAGTTATCAAAGCCAACCTCTATCGACATAATAATGTCTACCTGCATTTTAGACTCAGAATTAGCCAATGCATCGGATGGGATTGGCCCTGATGTGTCTGATAGATCATAAATGTGCGGCTCATTCGTAGGCTTAAGCAAATCTTTTCCACCATCAAGCGTCACGCTGATGAAATTTACTTTTGGTATTGTGAATCCTGCTGTTGCCATTAACAAGGCTCCTCTGTATCATTTGTTGGAGTTTCATAAATATTTGTTTTTATGTCTTTTCTTATTCCAACACTTTCAGTTATCTCATCATCTACTTTTATATCAAAATAGTATTCAACATTGCCTTGTTTAACATCTATTTTTTGCGACAGGTCTTTTGAGTAATATATCTCATTAACTACCTTTGTACCGTTTATGAAATACAATGGCTCCAAAGAGTCTTTTATTTTGTTATCCGATGGTTCATCAACGATTTCGTAAACTTCAATATCAAAGTTTTCGTTATCAAAAACAGAATTGTGCTCTTTTAAGTCTATTAGTATGTGATTTTTTGTCACTTCGATATAAGTGCTGTCTGGGAAAACAGTTATATTTTCAGAATTTGTTGATTGTGGTGCAACATTTTCTGTAAATTGCTTTATTGAAGTGTCATACACCAATTCCATTTCTACTTGGGGTATTTTTAGCAAACCCGAAGACCCCGTGTAGTCCAAAACAGAACCTGTTATTTCTCCACTGTGCACGAAAAGATCCCATGCAGGGTCTTTATCAGAATTATATTCGCTTGTTCCCATGGGTAGCCCCATACTGTAGTGGTTTTCTATAGTATCGGGCGGTTTTGACAATATGTCAAGCTTTTCCTCTAGAGACAACTCTACTTGTACCACTTCGCTCAAGAATGGATTAAAAACATTTTCTACTTTTGCGATTTTATTAAATGTGGTCTCTACGCCAGAGAAATTATACTGTGCTGTTGGTCTAATGCTCTCTCTAATCCTGTCGGATGCGTTTGTAGAGAATTCCAACTGTGTTGATGAGCCTGTTGACATATATTGGCTGTCATATATTACATCATCATCATAAAAAGCATAACAAGCAGGTTGAAAAACTCCCTTTGACAATAGATATTTGCCATACTGCGTTAACTGTATGTCAATTACTTCTTCTTTTCGATTAAAAAACTTCATTTGTTATAAATAGCCATTATTGTTGTTTTTGTTATGGTAAAGGATCATCTAAGCCAAATCCCGGTATGCTTGCAATATCCACATCAGAAGTTTGCTGCCCCGGAGTGCTTACTGATTGCTTTTTTGCCTCCTCTGACTGGATTTGCTGCTCCAAAGGAGGTTCTTCGGCAGTACCTGCTGGGGAGTTTCTTGGCTCAAATGTTATAGTAGAGTCCATTTTTCCTAATTCAACCAAGGAAAAGAAATCGTATGGCCAATTATAGCTGTATATTAACTGCTTTCCCGACACTCCCAGTTTACCTTGTGGATCAAGCTCACTCAAGCCAAATCCCTTATTGTCATCCTGTGTAATTGACAAGCCAAAATAATTATTTTTTGCTCTCTTTTTAACCTTAAACACCATCCACTTCATGTCAGCAGGAAATACAGATATGTCTGCCGTATCTGTCTTATCTTTTCCTGTTAAAACTCCGGGATTCGTCCCAAAAAACTCTAAATCTGGTCCGGTTAAAACCGGATGCTCAATTGTTGCTTCAGTTAGCTGTGCAGTCACTGAAATATCCGGCATCATGTTTTGCCAAATTAAAGATAGGTCATCTTTTGACAAGCTGTGTTCAAATTCAAAAATATAAGCAACATATGGTTCTACACTATCGTTATTGATGCAATCTAGGTGTGGAGGCATCACATATTTTTTCATCTTTTTTATCATATCAGATATGGAAGTTTCTTTAATATTTTGTGTTACGCCAGAAAAATCGCCTGCTTTTACAGCTATTCCGTCATTCTCTATATTTTGTTTCTGCACATTAAAAGCTGACTTTGGTATTTTGACCCTTGTGCCGTCAGAATTTAAAGGTATTGCAACAATTGCTTCACTGATTGTTTTTGACGAGGCTATTTCTCCAACTCTTTTCTGCCTGCCATCAAATCCACAGACATCTATCAAAGATCCGGTAGCTCTAATACTAGTTTCTCTTTCTCCGCCTGCACGACCAACAACAGCCTTCCTTGTTTTAATTTGAGGGAATGAGTCTTTTATAGATATGAACACTCCTTCGTCTTCCGCTGGTATTGTTCCGAAAGTCTTCCACATCCCAGATGTCATCTTCTGTTCTTCGCCGGAGCCATGACCGAATGAAGCTGTTGGGTGGGATTGAAAATTTAATGTTGGACATTCAAACTTTGTTTCTATCACCCAGACATCGTTTTCAGTGTTATTTGGAGATGTTACTGCCTTTGGGACATATGAAATTTCTCCATTGTCACCTATAATTGGTGCATAATCAACAAATTTTTCTCCTGTCCTTTCAAAAAGTTTTATAGACGAGCTGATTTGCATTTGATTTCTATAAGCCGCAGAGGCTGATGGGCTTAATGCAGTCAATGCCCTAGAGCTGCTCCACGCACCTTTTGTGTTGTCGTTTGTATTTAAATATACAGTCTCTATTTCAGCCGAAGAGAATATCTCAGACAAAGTAAATGTGTCAGAATCGCCTTCTTCCATAGCTCTTAGTGCATGAGGTCTGAATGCAACCCTTGCGATTGAAGAGCCATAGAAATATGGTGGTGTGTATGGAGCAAAGGCGGGATCTCTAGTTGCCCTTACGATTTCTGAGCAAACCTGACTAGCTGTAGCCTCTGAGCGCATTCTACTAACAGAAAAAGCAGGTCCATAATGCATGCCCCTTAGCCTATTGTCAAATTCAACACTTAGGTCAGATGCAGTATGTGCCGCTGTAAAATCAAAACAAGCAGAGGGACCTTCATACATTTTAAATTGAGATGTTTTACTTAACACAACATCCATAAAATATGTCGTTCCAGACACCATTGGTTTGAATTGTTTTTCTGGCTTTGATACAAATGTTGTAACTTGCTGATCTTCCAAGAAGAAATCAATTGTTTCTGCCAAAAAGTTGCTCATTGCAAGGTTATATTTTCTATCGAATTCTCCTGTCCAAGCACAATTTGGAGTGGGTCTTGCATATCCTGCATTATCGTACCAAGCAGATGTTTCAGTTGGATCCCCATTGCCATCAAGGGGGGAAAATCTTTTAGCAAGATCACTATAATTCAAGTCAAGGTCCAAATAATTGTTCCACATGTGATACAAGTTAGCAGAGGGGTCGGTGATGCCCCCATTGTTAAAGTTGTCATTAAATTTAGGTAAGTGCTTATTTGGCTCAACGATTGCTTCAAATGGCATTCTCCAATCTGGGTCGAAATTAAACATTCCGGCAGCACGATAGCCATATGCTGGTTGCGATCCAGTGCTTAATGGAGTTGGATTTTTTGAAGTAATCGAGCCGGTGATTACCGGCCAATCTACAGCAATTCCAGACTTAACTGTATTGAACATGATTCCGGGTGCAAAGAAAGGCTGCAAAAGAGACGCCAATTGTTGCGTTTCCTGTTCTGCATCAACAGCACCTTTGCCATTGTAAGTCCCTGTCAAGTAAGGACCATATGACGAAGAAAACATTTGTCCCAACTGAACTGTTCTTAGGGCGGGATAAAATCCTTGATAAGGTAATAGCTTTTTGATTCCTTTGCATTTTAGCTTTATTTTTGAAGGGATAAGGGCGCTATTTATCTTCTCAGCGGGGGCGCTAACATGATCTTCCCTTAGCACTTCAAAGTGCTTCATAAAGTCTGTATGTGAATATATTCTAAAAAACTCATCATTTAAAAGATTGGTGTTTTCTGTTGTCGCACTAGATGTATTTGAAGTTGTTGCACCAATGACATCCATGAATTTTTTATTTGGGGCTTTGAAACCTTTTTTTAGATAGTAATCCATGTGATCAGATATTCTAAATTCTGGTATAACTGTAAAATCCTTACCGATTCTTCTGATGTCGTTTGAATATTCATCGTATGAATCAAACCACGGGTTTCTACTGGAGGTCAGATTTGCTGTCCAGTCTGGTATCATGTTTAAGTGAGCTAAACTGTAGCTATTACCTGTTTTATCAAGTATGTCTGATCCTGATAGTGCAAAGGTTCCATACTCGTAACTTAAGGATGCCGTTATTGCGTTTGAAGACGAGAGAGTCGTTGGCGCAGAGCTTGCCAATCCCTGCATTGGCACTTTGTATAAATTAAACACCCAGTTGTTATAAGAGAGTTCTCCATTCAAGGATTTTAATTCAGTAGTTGTTGGCAATCTCAGTGACCCTTCGCCATCTCCCGCTGCTGTTACACTGGCTCTGGAGCCACCGGCACCTGTCGGAGCAATTTGAACCATTGGGTAATTTGCTGTCAACGGCCAACAATCTAAGTCAATTACATTCTCGTATGATGTTCCTTTGAATGTACCAGCATCAATTGGTACATTCATTGAATTTTTTGCATCGCCGATTGACCTTAAGCGATCTTTTGATTCATCTCTCCAGAATGTCCTAGCTTTTCCAAGTGGTCTATTAAACTCTGTTGATCCGCTCGCTTCACCGTAATTTTCTCTCATTCTTGTTTTTTTCAAGAATGTAAATGACTCTCTAGGATAAACAGTTTCTCTATATTTCATGGATGGCACTAACTTAATTGGGTTAGATCCAAGAAGGGCGCCGTCATATTCATTATCGATATAAATTCTTTTAAGATCATCGTAAACCTGTCTTTCATAAGACGGGTCAAACCCAATGGTTTTTGTCATGCTTTCAAAAACTGTTTGTATTCCATTGGTATTTGTCATGGTGAAATATACCAAATTATTACCATAACTACTGTTTAGTATAATTTCTGGACCTTCTAAGCCATCGTCTTTTTGAAAATTCCAAAGTTGCACTATGTGCCTTAGCGGTTTATACTTTGAGCTAACCGGGGGTTCTGTATAAGAAAACAATTTGTCCTCTGCCACAAACTCACCATTATTTTCAAATATATCGTTTAATACATTTTCTTCCCTCAAGAAAGACATTCTGTTTGTCTTCTTCATGTCTTTTACTACAGGGTGGTCTCCTTGTCTTACTTGCTTCCAAGAAGAGAAGCCGCCAGCACCATTTCTATTAAGATTGATCGCATTTAATATAGCACTCTGACCAATATATCCGGCAGCAAGATTGCTTAAATCTTCAGCTATCAAACCGCTATTGACAAAATCAGAATTCAATGACAAACCTAAAGTGTTTGTGGATGCCGTTATATCCCCAATAGCATGAAAATTTAATCCCACAAAATCAGTTGGAACAAGTGCAAAAGTCGCAGCTCGTGGGATTGCCGAAGCGAAAAGTCTATTCCCTGATGTTACAAATGACTGTACCTGACTTGCTGTAACAAATGTGATATCTGTCGAAGCCATGCTAGCATTAACATTGTTTGGCTGCTGGTATCCAAATATTGTTGATGTAGCAGATGCTGTGATCCAGCTATATTGCATATCACTTTGCGGAATCATATGCTGAACAAAAGCATTATCAAATGTTGTTCCCGTAACTAGATTCAACCCGAGACCATCGTGAGACCCAGCGTCTGGTTGTCCGTTAATTTTTAGTCTTTTTGCCCCATTTCTTTGCGTCTTATGGTATGACGCATTTGGGCTGCCAATAACGCTGTTGTATCCCCCAAAAGCACTGTGCTCCGTTAACCAACCTCTCAAAGGGACTCTGACAGACAAGTTTCTGTATGGCAATGCATTATAGACAGAAAATGTTTCTGATTCGTAGTCCATGAACCCTGCACCCATGGTTTCGGGACCTCCGGGGGCGGAAAACTTATTGACAAAAACATACTTGTTTTTTCCTCGATTTGGAATAGCCCTATCAATATTGCTGCGGATTGGCAAAAAGGTCGGCGACACAGATGCTGTGCTTATGCCAACATTTTCAATAAAATATTTATTATTTATAGACCTGCCCGGAATTTGCACAATTTCGTAATCATGTGAGTAGTTACCAAGAGATATTGAGCTTCCAAGCTCATTCGTTGTGCCTCCGACTGAAGGTATTTGAGAACTTGTTATGTTTTTGATGTTCTTTATATTTACAGAACTTTTGGCAATATGATCTCTTGAATATCCTGCTCTTGGGTACCCCGTTGATATAGCAAAAGGATTATAAATTACAAAATAGGTTTCAGTGCCAACGACAGTTGTTGTTGTATACCACCCTTCTTGTCTTGTCGAAGCAGCCGATATATTAAGACCTACATGCCTATATTGATATCCCCCAACATGTTGTTCTGTGAAAGGACCCTGTAGAGGCACATCTTTAGTGTCTACATAATAATCTTGCAAATGCTGAGTTGTTTTAAAGAAGCCTGTTGGGTCTGTGTTTTGACTCCCGACAGATGAACTATAAAACACAACTGGAGAAGCCATTCTTCCCAAATATGATGCGCCAGATTCGCTGCCAGATGTTATTCTAAATTGAGGCTTAAATTTAAACTGAGGGTTTTTATCAGTTGTGTCATCGCATGTTACTGGCTTACTAAATGTCGTTGTGTTAAAAGCTATGTTCTCTCCGGTTCCCGGAGGTGTTTCTGCAAAGACAAACTGTTTCTTATTAAGACTTTTTCTAAGCCCTTGATTATCCAAGTTCAATCTTATTCCAGTATCAAGTTTTCGGTTGAATACCTGAAGGGAGGCAGAATGAATCTGTTTTCTATCATAATCAGTGGCAGCATCACCGCTGGTAAGCGTTGGATTATCTCTTGATGCTCTTTTATTCCACCATAGACAGTTGTCTTTTTCTGAATTGTCTAAAGGGGCATGCCCGTTCTTCCAATCATATGCTAATTCGTTGATTCCTCTGGCTGCATCCTCAATAATGCCAAGTTTTCCCTCCACTGTAGGGAACTTGGATTGATATTTATTTCTTTCCAGCATGTGGCTTTCAACAACATTCGTTACTGAGGGCATTTTTGCTGAAGCTGGCACTAATTGTTTAACCATTTCAGAAATTGAGTTATCTAACCACTTGTAGTAATTTAAATATTTTTCAAGATCAGGAGTGTTTCCAACTCTATTGAAGAAAAGATTTCTAACCTTTTCCATTGACTTGAACCCCATCCTATATCGATTTACAGGATCGCCAACATAGTTTTCTAAAGCACTTGCTTCTTTTGATGCGATGAAAAAATTTATCATTTCTTCGGAAACCGTTTGATACATGCTTTTTTCAATTGCAAAAGAAAATTTTACAGGAAGTGTGTTTTTTGTAAATGTTAGATCATCTGTAGCTGCAATAGTGATCATGTTTGAATCATTAATATTTTCAGGTATTTGCTGCTTAAAAGCAGATAAATATTCTCTAGACACAGAGTTTTTATCACTTGCTTCGAAGAAATCTCCTCGGGCGTCATTATTGCCCTCTAATAAGTTTTCAAAATCTGTGCCCCAGAGTTGATAGTTTTCATCCTGATTAATAGTATAGCTACTATCCTTAACAATAAACTGCCCACTTCCATCAGAGCCTGTAATCGTGTCAAATTCCCAATTTAGTAAAAGCGATTTTATTCTTGGGACCTCGATTGCACCATCTGGTCTTGGAATTGTTAAATATGAATTTTCATTTGGTGTTATAACTCCATAGGTGCTTGGATCTATGGCATGAGCTTTGAATTCGTCGCTACTCAAATCGTCTGCCCAGTATCTACATGAAGAAACAAGAGCATCAGAAAATTCTCTTACGGACCCAGTAAAGTTTGTCCTATGAGCACCTGCATAAAGCCTTTTCTTTTGAGTTATAAAGTTTAACCCTGCGGCGTTTGTTATTGATCCAGTGGCTTTGAAAGAGTTTATCACAACATCCGATATTGTACTTATTCCTTCAAACTCAACATCGTAATCCTTTCCCAATGAACCAGTAATTGTTGTTCCTATGTACGGATATCCTTTTGGCTTTACTCTTACTGCAAAATTCCACTTTACATCCTTGTACTGATCCATATATAAGCTACTTGTCAAAGTTGGCAAAACACCATTATAGCTTTTCATTATAAATTGAACACTTTTAGAAGCTTCCTCATCTTCTTTAAAAGTATCAGCGACGGCGTAAACTTGAAAGTTTGCATAATCATTAGAGTCCCAAGTTGTAACAGTCGCTGCATCGGAGCCTGCATCAATTTTAGCAGAGTGCATACCAAACACTGAAGATGTTAAATAAGGAAAATATTTATTTTGAAAATTTGGATCGCCGAATTCAGGCTTTCGAGGAAGAATTGCCTCTGCCTCCACAGTCATGGCAAGACCTCTATCAAATCCCGATGTTGTGTTCGTGCTACCTGTTATAAAGCCAAAATTATTTGCCTCACTTGAGTTTTTATATGAGTAAACGCTTGCATCATTTCGTTCTACATTGTTAAAATCAGCATATGTCTTTCTTATTGATTTTTCTACAAAATTATTTGTCAAAGTGAACTCTGAATTGTCAGCGTACAAGTTAATTTTGTATATTTCTTCGTCTACCCCAAAGCACCTAAAAAGATTTCGTATTGCCTTTTGAGTACCCTTAGACTTATTAATATATGTTAAATTGTTGTAAATATTTTGGTATATATAATTTTTAACATCATACAGTTTTTTTTCGTACTCTCTTTCATTATCTTTGTGCGACAAAGCTGCAATTACATCAGTGTCAGCAAATATTTCAGGAGCTACAAAACCATAGTTTGTTAGCAACTTCGAAGCGAAAGGGGATGGCTTGGTGTGCGATTCTATACTGCTACTCAAATACCTAACTGTTTTTATTTTTTTCATCTCCTCGATTTGAAGATGAAGGGTGTCAAAATAGCTAGCCATTATTTGAGTCAGCTCTAATGTCGTGTTTCTATTTCCATTGGAATCCTCTTCTTGAATCCAAGCTGGTAAAGTGTTGAAAAGCATTGACGGATTTCTATAATCCCACTCTTTTCCTTTTTGTATTGAAGAGTCTTTGTATGAACTAACTGTTGGGTGAGAGAAATACAATATGGGGTCTTTAAATTCTCTTTCAGCGGCTCCTGCCAAGACCATTGCAGACCCCGTACTTCTGGCTGTGGCGCTATAATTGTTATAAAGACCATTGGAGACTCGACCTGAATAGTCTAAAACATTTTGGTCTGATGTGGTGTCTCCTGTGATTCCTTCATTAAATTTAAAATATATTCCAAGCTTTGTGTTTGATGTATCTGTGTTTGTGCCTGCTCCAACTTGAGTAAACCAATATGAATTGATTTCATTCTCTGTCCTTGCTGTTTTCCAAAACCTAAACTCATCAAATGAGGCAGACGCATTACCTCCACCAGAAAAGGTTGATAATCCAGCAGTTATACCGGCAGCTTTTACATATTCATTTGGATAAGTTCTGTATCCTCCAAGATGAGCGTCAATTCCGCCAGCAGATGCGCCTGTGACTTCTAGCACAGATGATCCTGTCAGCTTGTTTTCAATAAGATTTCCGTTATAAAATGTTTTAACATTTAATTGATTGCCGCTATTTTTAATTGTTACTGCATAATGGTCAAAACTTCCTACTGTTGGCGCACCAATAATAGAAATTGGAAACAGTGGCACTCTTTCTGCACCAGTTGTACCGGAGTGGAATGTAAGGTGCATCAAGCAACCATTGACAAAGTTGTTGCTCGTTGTTTCGAACCTGCTCTCCAACAAGAGGCGACCATAGCTAGCGCTACCGGGTTGAGTTTCTGCGGTTCCATCGCTGTTCCAAGCATCAAAAAGAGCCTTAGTTGTAAAAACATTGCCGTCTGTTCTTAACCAGAACTCAATAGTGTTTCCCGTAGCTCCATCAATAGTAATGTTTTTTTCCCTATTGTTGGAAGTATCATAGAAATTTGCTTTATGTTCTGGATTTTTAAAATCTGCTGATTTTTCTAGATTTTGATCGTACAGGGGAAGAGATGCTTGATTTGGTCCACCCTTTACACTAACATATTGAGCGCTTGTTGCCAATTGATAAGCTTCATCACCAGTTCCGGGGTTATTGACAAAGGACGCTGCGGCGCCTCCATTTAGGGGTGCAAACGATACGAATCCATTTGTTCTAGGATATTCGTTTTCAAAAATATAGTTATCCAAATAAGACGAAGACAAAGACCATTGAATTTTTTCTTTCTTTGACCCATCATATGGATAGGTCTTGTAAATTCTTTCAATGGATGTTTTGTAATATTCTTTAGCAGATCCGTATTTAGCGAATTTTGCCGGGGCAGAAAAATCTACTGTTGGCACAACTCTTTCTTTATTCTCTAGCTCTGCTCTAATATAATCTGCTGATTCTATTTGATCCCCTAAAGAATCTAAACTTGCAGAAGCAACAAATTTTGAAGACGCTTGTCCGTTTGTACTTTTTTTGCCAAAAAGGGATTTTAACCCGCTGGTCTTATCGCCGTATTTTGCCATTAATCCTCTACCCTAAATTTAAATACCTCTGGTTGCTCATCATATCTACCGTTTGTATAATAGGCTAGCTTTATACCATACGCATACCCCGACTCTAACAAGTCCATGTTTAAATCAAAATAGTTCCCAGAAATATCATAAGATAATCTGGTGTATGATCCTGCCGAACCTGTTTGCTGTGGAGTAGATGCTGAACCAGTTCCAAAAGCAATTGCCTCTAAATCATCAACAATTCTAAATACTTTAAAATATGCATTTTCAACTATGTAATTCTCTATTTGTGAACTAGCGACAGTATATGCTGTCGGGCTCCAACCTTTTTCTCTAACATATAATCTAAATCTCGCATTTTCCGCTCGGGAATATGAGTCTTTTAAATTAGTTATCTTGCTAACAAAATTTGGATTTGGGTTTGTATTTGAAGCTCCATAAAGATTTACCGTTATCGCTGAACCTGTGTGATATTGTGTTCCACTTTTGTTCCACACTGGGAATACAGTCGTTACCGATGAACTCGCTGCCGGATATACTAAACTAGCAGTATATATTCCCGTTGATATTTTTCCACCTACGGCTACAGTGTCGCCATCTGCTGCAACCCCTGCGCCTTGAGGCAACAGTATAGCATCTCCTGTTGGGGTAACATTTAAAGCAGATCCTGAAAAAAGGCTAACATCTACTATATTGTCTGTAAGTCCGGGGATGTCTGTTAGTTGCCCTCTAATATAGTTGTACAAATAAAGTTTATTAACATTGTCATCCGCTGGGGCGAGGGCACTGCTTAAGTAAAAAGTTGCGGCATTGTCCTTCTCTGTAGAGTCCCATCTAGCCTCAAGCACAGGTCTTTTGAAAAAATATTCACTTGATCTAGAAAAAAACTTTTTAGTATAATAAGTGTGAGATCCAGTTTCATAACTACCAGATAGTTTAACTAAAAACCCATATCTTGCCAAGCCAGAGCCAGAGCCATGAAGCATTTTCTCTACCATGTGAGAAATATCAACTTCAAGGTCTTCTGTCCCATTGGTAAAGTATCCAACACCAGTAATCGTATCGTCACCTTCTCCGTCAGGAACTATGTCGCCACCTTGGGTTGTCCAATTGGTGCCGAGAGATGAAACAATCCAGTTGGATCCGCTTAGTACTCCATAAGTTTGATCCGTATACTCGTCCATATCAAGACCATCACCCTCTTGCCATGAGGCAGAAAGTGGCTGAACTGACATATAAAATTTCTTTGGGAGTGTAGATGCATGCCTAGCATTGTACATTCTTAAATACCAAGAGACATTTCCACTAGCAGGGATTGTTGGGAGGCTGGAACTTCTTTCGGTTTCAATATCCGCAAATGGGAAATTTATTAAGATTCTAGATTTTTCAGACGAAAGACCAGAGGACGATGATGTTTGCCCTGATATATAAAAAGATTCTAAGACATCTGCTGCCCCCATATTAGAACCTGTTCCACGAAATGCTAGGCTTGATCTGAAGGCATTTGTGATTGTGTTGTCAGCACTAGCTGTGTATCTATATAATCCCATTATCTAACAGTCCCCACGATATCTGAGTCCGGGTATTTTACTTCAAAAATAACATCGTCTCTTCCTAATATTAGCCTTCCGTCCGGAGAGGTGTTTGCTTTTACATCATAAGAAAATGAAGAATACAGAGATCCAGTCTTTCTCTCAACGCCAATAGAGACAACATCTAAAATACCATCGACATCTTTAAGAACTCTAAACATATCACTCACCCTTATAGGCTCTGCTATATTGTATTTTGATCCTAAGATCTCAAACTTCAATGCATCGATGGCTCTCTGCAAAACTTCAAACTTATTAGTTTCTTCATTTGCTATGATATCAATTTTAATTCCTAAATTAACTATTTTTGCATCCATTATATCAATAGTGTCATTTATCATTTTATAGTTTGATAAGTAATTTTTTAAGTTTGTTTTTAAAGTATTGGTTGATTCTACCAAATGTCCATCGGAATTTTCTGATATGATGTAAAGATTTAGGTTTCTCTTGAACGAATCCTCATCTTGAACTATGTTGCACCTCTTTACTGCACCGAATTTTGGAGGCATGGCGTACACAACTGCTCTGTAGTCCTCTGCTGTTACCGCACGATTTTGAGAACTAAAAGCTCCATATGCTCGATATTTTATCTCTTGAGTTGTTGGAGCAGAGACGCTTCCAAGGATTGGTTTTTCGTTTTCAAACTCTAAAGAATTAATCACATTGTTTATTTTTACGGTTGAAAGGGATCCTCTGTTTGCAAAACTATACGATGCATCTCCAATTGCGGTTAATGCTCTAGATGCTACATTGTTAATGTTTACACTATTTTTTCTATATTTTATTGTTAATGTAGTGTTTGTTGGGCAAACTCCCATTTTTTCTGTTTCGATCAAATTTGTTGGATCAAATGTTTGATCAGTGATATAGTCTTTTCCATTTACATTTAATATAACTTTATTTGGCTCGCTAATTAGCTCATTTGTTATGTTAGTTTCTGAGCCGTATCCAAACTGCAAATAATATTGATTGCTTAATTGTTCAAAAACAAATCTTCTTGGCACTCTTTTTGGCTTCATAATCATTGGAACACTGTCACTATCTGCTGTCTTATTGATAATTGGGATGTGAATTACATCCTGTGTCAAGTAATCAACTTCATAGTATTCGTTTCCATCGCTGTCAATTACAGAAATAATTTCAGATATATTGTTGTCTGCAATTAGAACTTTGCGGAATCTTTCAAATGCTCCGACCTCTATTGTTTTTGACCTTATTTGACCAGAAATAACTTCTCCATATGCCTTTATCGCATATCCGGTTGGAACACCAGTGTCTGTATCGACCGTAGCGACAACAACCTCGTTGCTTGGCAATGAAAAATCCACATCTTGATTTAAAGTAAATGTGGCGGTGGATGAACCAGCCGTGAAAACGGCGCCCGATTTCAATATTGGCGCATAATCCAAGTCAGGTTGCACACCATTGGCTGCCGCAGGGACAATAACATAAAGAGTCACAACACCAGAGGAGACAGGCAGACCCTTGTATCGATAACCCATTTGTCTGGCTAATTTTATGATGTTATTTGATTCTATTGCTGATTCAATAAAGGATTCGTTTACATTATAATCCATATAAAAAGACAATATGTCTCCCACATAAGCAACAGTGTCAATCATGATTGAGCCAAAAGATGCCTCATTAAAATCTTGATATACACTTGGGTAATATCTTTTTACATGGGTAATTAAATCATTTCTAATAGATTGATAATCTCTACTAGTGTAATTGATGGGTACTATATCTTTTTTTTCAAATGGCAATTTTGTAACTCCTTAGATTAAATAGTCTAATATGATTCATTTTTCAAAGCCAAATTTAAAATATCATCAGCTCCTACAGATCTAATTGAATATTTAATCGACACAAGCATAGTGTTGGCTGACGGAGGCGACAATTCATCCCCACTTTTTATACTAAGACCCTTTAAATCAATAAAAGGCATATATTTTTTAACCTGCTGTCTTATTCTTATTTTAATGCTGGTATCTAATGACGGTGCGGTGTTCTCAAATAAGTATTTTTTAAGACCTACACCAAACTCTGGATCCATCATTCTTTCTCTGGGGGCAGTTAATAACAGACATTTTAAATTTTGTTTTGTTGTCTGCCTTATTGTCAATAACATTTCGTGCCCAAACTTTGAGTCGATGGTTAATGGCAGTCTTGGAGCTAATGTATTAATTTGTGACATTTTTTTATCCTAAATAATCAAATTTCTTAGCATTTATAATTATCTCTAGAAGCCTGTCTAAAGACTCTTTTGAATTGAAAAAGGCATTTTGCGCTTCATTATTTTTATAAAACATCTTTTGCATGCCATAGAAAGTTAAAAAGTATATTATATCGTCCGTTGGTACGCAAAACCTTAAAAAATCATTAAATTCTTCACTATTAATTAGATCAGTTTTAAGATTATTGTTTTCAAACCCACCAGATTTACCTATTTCAATAAAATCGCTGACCGAAATGCTGCTAAGATCGATATTCTCTTCTACTTTGATTATCGGAATAATTACAGAAAAACTGCTCTCCTCATCAAGATCTTCTATTGAGGCGTTTTGTTTGCTAAGAAGGTATTTGTATACACTTTCTCCGTATTTTTTTCCAATCGCTATATTTTCACCATCAAAGCATATCATGGATTTGTCTCTTGCACACAATTGATTAATACCCTCAATAGTAGCCGCAGGATGATTGTCGTTCTCCTCTGCAAGTGGGCTAAGTGGATATGCTGTATCTCCACCAATTATTTTAAATATTCGTTTAGCAGCAGCGTATACATCAGGATCTTGAGTTTCGTCGCCTGTGTTTTCTATTTGTGAGGGCGTTTCATATGCTATTCCGTAGCACAATCTGTATCCAAATTTAAAACCTTTGATGTAGTCCGATGCGTAGGAGCCGAGTGCGAATCCTGCGGCGACTGCGCCTACGGCATCTACGGCAAGCGGTAATGGTCCGTTGTCGTCGAGCAACATATTCAGCCCATACTCATTAATTGTATATTTAGTTTCTGGGTGAAATGGTCTGTTAAAAAAATTGTTTTGGTGTGCCGGTGCAGGCGCTTCGTTCTCTGAATAATCTTCTACATAATAATATTTTTGCAAAAAGAATTTTCCATTCTTAAACTGTTCGTAGTTACTTCCCTCAAATAAGCTTGAGTTAGTATTTTCGATCCCTTTCTTTATCTCTTGTGCTGTAAGGGCTTCCTTTACAGCAACAGGGTAGGGATCATATAATTGTCCCAATTTGTTTTCAATTGATGTACTGGCGTAAGTGTGGACCCAAAGATCTTTATTTAAATCCACAATCACATTTGCTGGTGGTATTTGTTGAGATCCTGCGCCTTGGATTCCGCCGAGCAGATCTATAGCGCTGATTATTTTTTGCTGAACATCTGAAATGTTTGCGTTGATGAAATAATCCAAACCGGGGGTGTCGCCCTGATACTCGATCACTTCTGTATCGCTTACTGTTTTCAAATACTCATATGAAGAATCACTAGATTTTAAAAGTTGCTCGTATTTTTCATTCGTTATGGATAGTTTTATTAAACTTTTGATGTATTCAGAAGAAAAATCTTTATATATTGTTGACAACTTTTGTTTTACATCCGTATTGTACTCGGTCATAAAAACAAGAGATCTCAAAAAATATTCCAATATGTATGATCGAGCATATAAATGACAACTTCCAAGCAAAGAAGCCAGTTGCTTCTTGCTTAATGTTTCTGAATCATCAAAATCTTCATTATCGCCCATTGTATAGTTGTTGCTTACAAAATCTTTACACACTTGATAGTCAACAATTTCATCTAGATTTTCTGCTACTGCTAAATAATATTGAGTAGCTTTGCCTTTAATGTCCTCAGAACTAAATATTTTTCCATAATTTTTAGCTAACTTTTTTGCATTAGCAGAGATAATAATATCATACAGTTTTTGTACAGGGTCGTCGGTGCCGTAGGCGTCACCTATATTTTTTGTTATATAATATGGCGCAACTTTATAACTATTTGAAACATTTTCTTTATAGTATTTTCTTATCAACTCGTAAAACATCAATTCTTGATTAGAAGCTTTTCCCGATTCTTTTAAACTCTTTGCAATGGGGCTGTTTTCAACTAATTCTTGTGTCTTTTCTGCAATTGGCACTGATTCGAGAGACAATTTCCCATCTGGTTCTAATAACTGATCATTGATGAATAAATTTGTCATCTCCGATGTTCCATTGGGATTTAAATAAAGTCTTGGTATTGTAGAAACGCTAGTCAAGCCAGTTACTTGTGCGTCCACTTCATTACTAATTGTAACATATTTCACTTGCTCCTCTTCTTCTGGCTCTATAGTGACTATCATTTTATTTACCAAAGGCTCTGTAAATACAGAGATTAGCTTGTTCCACCTTTCTGTTGAGTATAGAGAGTTAAAATAATTTTTAGTTTCTGCGCTAATTGTTGTCTTTGTTGGGGAAAACAAGGTCTCTGTCATTCTGTCAATCGCAAAGTTTTGACTTAGTGGCTTGTATTCCGGGGAAGCCAACAGACCTTGCTCCCCAGTTTCATAATTGTTAAAAAGGTTTGGAACAGCGTTTGGAACAAATCCGCCATTTGCTTGAGCATAACTTATGCCGTTGGCGTTGCATGCCTCTTCTAATCCAGACTCCAGTATTTCAATGATTTCTTGAAATTTCTGAACATCTGACTGTATCTCCTTTTGGTACATAGAATCATACAGTATTGGATCAGGGCACTTTTCCTTCATCTTTTCAAGCAATTCATCTTTTATGTCTCTGCACAGATCTGGATTTTCCAACTGCATAACAATATCATTTTGAATTTGCTCTATTACACTAGGACTTATATTTTCCCCCAAGCAAATGAACATTTCTCTTATTTTAGATGTATTATTTTTAAATGCATAAATATCGCTGTAGTTCTCTTTTGTGAAAACAAGCACTTCGCTTAAAACACCGCCTGCTGTGGTACCATCAAATAAGTTTAAAAGCTCTACAGGAGAAATTATTTTTGAAACTTCATCTAGATATTCTTTTGTTGTCGATGCGGGGACGGCAGTAGACGGTATTCCACAATTGTCAAATATATTTGAAACATTTTCCTCGTATGGCTTTTCTTCAAACACTCCGATAGAGTTTTGAAGAGCGTCATTAATATTTTCGGCACCATAATTCTTTTTTGCTAAAACTAATGGGTCAGAAGTTTCTTCTTCGTTGTTATATATAGCCAAGCCAGCAGCTACAAGACCCCCTGTTGCAGCAGCAGCAAGTAACATCTCGCACCTAGCTTTCAAAAGCCTAATAATAATAGCTAAGAGTATTTGAGAAATTGCAAACAAAAACATTTTACCAATTGCAGATCCAAATATCTTCATCAAACTAAAAGAGGGAAGCTCTATTCCGATTGAGATACTGCCGAGACCGGTTAGACCGGGAATTCCAAGGTCAAAATCTCCGTCTCCGAAGCCGAAGCCAAAGTCATTCTCGCCGTTATCACTGTCGTCATCGTCGTCATCATCGCTGTCGTCGTTATCTCCAAAATCTGGAAAAGTCATTCTCCATATTGTTCCAAAATCTATATCTCTTAAAACAAGGTCATAAACAACTTCAAGGCTTCCAGCTCCAAGTGGACCAAGAAGGTCGACCAGATCGCATAAAGAGTCTGGTGAAGAGAATTTATCTCCGGAAACAATGTTTCTTAGGTTTCTTGCTTCTGATGCTTTTTTTGCTAACTCTTCTTGTTGAGACTCTGTGAAACATTTGGGATCTATATTCTCATCTAGCCCGAAAAGGTCTCCCAAATCTTTAGCCAAAGCAACTATTATTGCTCCAGTGTCCAGCGCTAGACCAAGCTCTTGCGTTCCGAACAGTCCGGGCTGTTTTTGCTCCACAGTTTCAGTTGCTGTCGTTGCTTGAACGAGCACTGGCTTAGGGTCTATTACATATTTTTTAAAGAATACTTCAGTTGTAGGCTCTGTTCGGCAAATTTCAACTTGTTTTAAAAACAAATAAGCAACCCTTGGTTCATTAAATGGATAAGAATTCTTAAGTACTGAAAAGCCAGCTAAAAGAGGTTTATCTTCCTTAGTGCTATCAGTGTGGAGCACAGAATACAGTTTAAATTCCTTATCGAAACATACCTTTACATATCCCCTGTATGCAATATCAGAACAATATTCTCCCTTTGTTTGATTGTCTATAGGATCTAAACTAATGTTGTTTTTAGTTAAAAATGATTTGAGCTTCTGGAAAGCGTCTCGTTGCTTTTTTATTTCTTTTTCGTATTTAAACGGATTAACCTTGAAGTTTGATAATATGAAATTATTGTATTGTTGAGCCAAACAATCGACAAAAGTTTGCTGCTGATCGTTGATTGTTTCCAAATCTATTTTTATGCAAAAATCTTCATCTACATCTTGTAGTTCTAAAACTTCTGATGCTTGTTCTGCTTTATCTTTAACATATTCTAGGTATATTGCTGGTATAATTACCAACATTCTCAACTTACTATTTGGTCTTGATGATAAATAATGGTCTTTTACATAGCTAGACAAGAGACCATTATTAAACCCTTCAGGACCGTAACCTATTTGGGGCAAAATTTCATCAGAAACTCCAAAGTATTCATACATCTGCTCTATCGCAGACAATTTTGCTTCTTGCTTTTTGTTTTCTAGATCCTGATTGCTGCTTAAGCAAGTATATGGAAGGACGACAGATACCCACCATTCGCCATTTTCCCTGTGGTAGTAGGGCTCATCAGTCTCTTGCCAGTCAGGTATGATTGCTAGAGCTAGGGGGGACATTTTTTCAACTTGTATCTCTTTTTTTAGCAGAAAAAACCCATTTTTTGCCGAATTGTCTATTTCTAGAAGATATTTTGTTCGGACATATCCAATATCCCCGGTATCTACTACTTTAACATATGCCCATTCACTATTTCCGGTTGCATATTCCCTCAACATGGTTATTTGAGAGGATATTGGCATCTTATACAGTGTTTTTGATGAATTACTTGCTTTTTGACGAAGAAGAACATTGGATTCTCCTTGAGAAACCACTATATGTGTTGCTTGTTTAAGCTGTTGATAATTAAAATCTGCCATGTTATGTCTCTAGTTTGTATTGTTATAGCTACTAAGTATAAACTTTGATCCACCTTTCTTTAAGTATTCTTGCCTATGACTTATGATACTAATATTTCTATTAAAATGAGATGGAAAGTCTAAGAATCCAAGCTGTGCTGCATCGATGGCACACGCTGTAGCAGCAGTCAGAGACGGCAAAGTACCTAACAAAGTAGGGCTCGTGGGGTCTGGTATGACTGAATGTGTGTGAGCGGCTAATGCTGAATCTAATGCTAACTGTTTTGTTGCTAAGGAATTGACCATTCCGACTATTAACTCAAGATCATTGGAAATAATATTTAATATTTCATTTAAATTTTTACCTTTTGCAAGCGGTTGCAAGTCTCCGCTTTTGTTTCCTGCAATTAGATCTATGCCCTTTATAGTCGTTATTTCGCCGGTTCCATCTGGGACTGAATTGCGACGGTCGACTCTGGTTACAAGCTTAATCCCTTCTCTTCCAATAATTCTGACCGCATCTGCCTTAATCCCTATTGCAGACCTTGCTACTGAATTACCAACACGACCTTTTGTTAGTTTAAAATTCTTGTCTATGTCTGTTCTTTGGCTAATATAAATTCTAGCTGCGTCTTTTTTAAAATTTGGATTAACTTCTTTTTCAGGATCCTCCTGATTTGGGTATCTTCCTACTACTATATCAATTCTTCCGCAGTGTGTATCTCCACTCCCGCCATATCCGGAACACAATTCAGATGGTCGGTCTCTTCCGAATACTATTTCTGCATTGTTTTGTCCAGAAAATAGAGTTTCGCTAGATTGCTCTGCCTCTTTTAACCTTGGCACATGCTCAAGTTTTTTAGAATTACATATACCTTCTAGTTGCAGCTTTTCTTTTGTTGTTGCATTTTGAAGCGCATGTTTTTCTGCTTTATTTAACTTTGTAAGATCATTGGGGTTTGCCATTTCTTATTCTCCGGATCTCATTTTATTCAAATATAATATCATCATATTCCTCATCGGATGTATTTTTTCCTGTTTTTATACTTTCTTCAACGACATACGAACAATATTTATAATATTTGCCATTTATCGTGCTTCCAGAATTATAATCAACAAACTCTGTCCCAGTGAACCAATTTTCTCTTGGGACCTTAACTTCCCATTCGTTGTATAGCCTTCCAGTGGGATAAATTCCATACAAATATGCATTATTAACAAGCCACTGCCATGCTGTATTTTGTAAAAAATTAATATTTTTATCAGCAAAGCCATTGTTTCCAAACTTAAAAACTAAACCAGTCTCATAAGATGTGTGAAATGGTTCAAATTTTATGCCCTCTTCTAGAGATCCGTATTTGTCTGAGAGCTTTTCTATATAGAGTTTGTAATTATCGTTGTATTGGTTGGGCTGCCAGCCACGGGAAATCTTAAATATCTCATTGTATTTTGGTTGCGAAGATATGGGTGATTTTTTTAAAAAATCTATCCATCCATAATTTAATTGCTTTATTCTCTCTGCTGCTAAAATATGAAGTTTTTGTGTTCTTGCTCCCAAAACAGAGCTTACTGGGACTAAATTTTCTGCAAAATTGCCCAAGTCTCCATATGAGTAAACCCTAACCCTGTTGGTTGTTAATGCATACAATGGTCCATTATAGTTGTAAGTGTCATATTCTGTTGGTTTTATTTTTATATCTTTTAAATAGCTGACTTGTGTAGCTACTTTGTATATTCCTCTATTTAATATTTTTGAATCCTTATGAACAACTCTACCTTTTTCATCAACAACCTTTTGAGTAATTCCTGCTAAAGTCGATCTTGGTTTCAACAGCAGACCGCCGTTAGATGAATAAAAATTTGCCCCTTGTTTTTGCAAGTAAGGCGTATTTAGTGACACATATTTGGCAACTTGAGATCCAAAATCTCCGCCAAGTGCTTTTTTTGCCAATTGTTCTTTTGTCTTGTCCCAACCATATCCAATAACCATGTCTCCAATTTCCAAGAATGCATCTTCATATGCATCCGATAGAGTATTCCCCATAGCAGGCTGTGCAGATGTGCCCTTGTCAATGTTTTTTGAATATTCAAAAGGCAAAGAAGAGTTTGAATATATGTTTTCAGTAAATGTTTTAGGAATATCTTTTGATTTTGCTGGTCCAATATATATTCCTGCCTCTGTCGAAGTCATCTCTACCATAACAATAGAACCCGGTTGTGGTACTGGTGTGTCTTTTCCAACTGCCACAAATGTTGGATATAATAAAATTGATATATTGTCATACATTTCCACTGTTTCTCGACCGCTTGGAGAAAAAGCACTAGGGGAGAGAGAATCACTTGATTTAAAATTTGATTCATTTTCAATATAATTTCGTGGATATGTGCTTGGTATTGGAATGTTGGCATGCAACTCTGGAATTCGTGCCTTTATCCTCACTAAAGATTCATTTTTGTTGCTGGGGTGCTTATATGTTGGATTCGCATCTGTTGGTTCAAAAGTAGATGGGGCTGCTCCCGCTCCCAATGCTTCTAGGGACCGCTGTTGGGCACTGCCGGGGCTGCCCTGTGGTAATACTTTTAAAACTATCGCATAATATGTCTTTCCAATGTCGGGTCGACTTGTTAAGGCTATTTGCTTTGCAACCTTTAGCTGCTTAAAAAAGCCATCTCCAGCTTTAACTTTTTCGCTAGCGCCGGTGATGCCGTTGTCATCTAAAATATTTCTGTTAAGTAAGCCATAAGGTAGATTAGCCATGGAATATTCGCTTTTGCTTCTACCCATATCAGCGTTTGGATCTAACCCCAAAGAGCCACTTGCCTTATTGTCAGTTGAGGCCATTAGCCCGTCTCCTTAATTAAGTCAAACAACTCCTCCTTGTCTTGGCTACTTAACTCATCAGAACCTGCTGTCTTCTTTTGAATAAGGGCACTTACTTTTACAAGTTGCTCGTTTGATCTTTGTAGGGTTTCAACATATTTGGCAGCGACTGTACCGACTTTTTCTTTGCGTTCGTCGTCTTTTTTCATGTATTCCATCAACTCCATTAATAGAGTTGTGGTAATGGCTCGGTCGCTTCTTATGTTTTTAATTGCTTCGTCAATATATGAGTCTAGATCTTTCATGGTAATATAAATAGTGCTAAATTATATTTCTCCACGATCCCATTTCTTTTTAAATACTCTGTACCTAACTCTCATTTTATTTAGATTGTTAACGACTTGTTTTGTGTTGAGACCTGTGATTTCTCTGATGTAAAAGTAAATGGCTTTTTTGTTGTAAATTTCTATGCAATCTGGGGAAGACAATAGCATACGGACTGCTTCATATACTTTTTCTTCGTTGGGCTTCATTGTGATTGCTTTTTCCCAATGATTGATCTCGTTCCAAAGGTTCTGCCAAAATTCAAAGTCTTGCCTAGCGGCATCGTACTCATGTTCTACTGTTATCTTTGACATGTCAATGTTTTTTGGAAGGTCATCTATTTGAACTTCTCTTTTGTTACTTTGGTTTGTTTTTCTGACTTTATGAATAAACCAGTTTTTTGTGATTACTGAGAAGTAAGAAAAAGCTTTGGACCCTTTGTTTGGGTCATATTTGTCTAGAATAGTTGTAAGCCATATCTTGCATTCATCTTTTAATACTTCAATATTTGGAAGGGAAGTAAAGCGATAAGTGTAAATGATCTTATCAACCATCTCATTAAATGCTGGGGCTATGTACTCAATATACAAATCTGTTCTTATTTTTATATCATCTGTCTGTGCATATTGTACAATTGCGTCTTCATGAACTTTTGTAAAATATAGGTTCTTTTTTTTTGCCATATTAGTCTAATTCTATTTCATTGATTTTGTCCATCCTTTCCTCTGTTAAGCTATAAACATCATTAAACTCTTTTACATGTTCAATAATTTGCCTAGAATGGACTATTAATTCTCTAATACTTGGCTCTCCATAATACATTTCCATTTCATACAATTGCTGCAAATGGTTCTGGTATGAAGCCAAGTCCTCCACTAAGTTTCCCATATTATCAGATACAGACAATAGATTACCTAGCATTTTTCGAATGTACCAAAGCAAAACACAATTAAGTGATATAGAAATAACTAAAAAAATAATGAGAAGCATCATTTGTATTCTTCCCTCGCTTGTTTTTTATCATCAGTCAATTGTTGCTTTGCATCTTCTATGTGTTGTCTAACTACATTTCCAGCACTATTTTTTTTAAAATATGTTGGCATAGAAGGCACCCTAGTTAGTTGATCCTCCGTCTCGCATATTTTGCAAATAGTTTCGATGCTTTTCATGGAATGAAATGCTTCAAAGTGCTCATCACACGCTTCGCAATGATAACAGTAGGTTGGCATCTATTGTTCTTCGCCTTCCACTTCTTCGACTCCCATCTTAAAAAGTGGTGGATTTTTAACAAAAAGTTGAGCTTCTGCCCCTTCTTCTTGCGTTGCGGATACGAATTCAAAACCTTTGAGAACTGGTACAATGTCTGTTTGTTCCAGAAGACTTTTTTGAAGAGCCATCATTACTGCTCCGACTGCTTGGTCTGACATGTTCATTTTATTTTTCTCCTATTTCTTTTTTAAAATATTCTAAGTCTGCCTCGAACATCATCTTAGCGAGACCTTCAAATGTGACTTCAGGCGTCCAGCCCAATTTTTCCCTTGCCTTTGTTGAGTCTCCAAGGAGATAAGGTACCTCCTGTGGTCTAAAGAGCCTCGGGTCAATCTCCACATACTTATCGGCGCTTCCAAGACCTGCTTGGTCAAAAACTGCGTCTAAGAATTCTTTTACGGAGTGGGTCTCGCCTGTTGCGATAACATAATCATCTGCCTCTTCTTGCTGTAGCATCATCCACATGAGCTTTACATAGTCTCCAGCAAAGCCCCAATCCCTCTTGGCGTCGAGATTTCCTAAAAATAATTTATCTTGAAGACCTAGTTTGATCCTAGCTGCGGCCATAGTAATCTTTCTAGTAACAAAAGTTTCACCTCTTCTTGGTGATTCATGATTAAAAAGAATACCACTACAGGCGTATTGATTGTATGACATTCTATAGTTTCTTACGAGGTTATGAGCGAAAACCTTAGCGCAAGCATATGGAGATGCTGGCATAAGGGTCGACTCTTCATTAAAAGGATATTTGGGATTATCCCCATACATTTCTGAGGAAGATGCTTGATATATCTTACACTCTGGCACTAGCTCTTTCGCTGCATTAAGCAACCTTAGTGTCCCCATAGCAATACCATCTACAGTATGCTCTGACAAATCAAAAGAAACTCTGACATGTGATTGTGCTGCTAAATTGTAGATCTCGTCGGGCTTATACTTATTGATCAAGGACCACATACAACCAGCATCGTTGAGGTCAAAATACTCTAATATAAAGTTTTTATTTGAAAAAAGGTGGTCGACCCTATCGGTACAAATTAGGGAGGTTCTTCTTTTTAATCCCACCACCTTATAGTCTTTTTCCAGCAAAAGCTCGGCGAGATATGAACCATCTTGACCAGTAATGCCTGTGATAATAGCAACTTTATTTGCTTTTTTTGTACCACTCATAAGTTTTTAAAACTCCATTTTCAAATTTAGTAAATTCAAAATCGCCATACAGTTCTTTGAATTTTTTATTAGATCCGTCTTTTCTATATTGACCATCTAACTTATTATTAAACACTATTTTAACATCTTTTTCTACATTGTTTAAAAAGATTTCTATCATTTCTTTTATCGACAAGTTTTGATCAGGAGATATGATTAGGGGCACATCGGTGCTGTGGTTGTCTAAGAGAAAAGGGATTATTCTCACTAAATCATCGACATATAATTGTTGCCTCAGAGGGCTTCCAGAGCCCCAAAATTCAACTGTATCTCCGTCGTGTGCTTCATGTATCTTTCTTATCATGGCAGGTACGAAGTGCGAGCTTTCTAGATCAAAGTTGTCATTTGGTCCATATATATTCGATGGACAAAATGTAGAATAATTTACTCCATATTGCTGCCTATAAGCATTTGTTTGCACCAATAAAGCTCTTTTTGTATATCCATAAGTAAAATTTGTTTTAGCCGGGGGACCTGCTAGTATATCCTCTTCAATAAACGGATAAGAGCTTACAGTATCTGGAAATGAGCAAGTACTTAAGCAGGATAAAACTCGGTTAATTCCTGCTTTGTGGGCGGCTTTAAGAACATTTGTGTTTATATATGTGTTTGTGTCGTAAAACTCTGCTTGCTTTGTTGAATTTTCTTTTATTCCTCCAACTTTGTTAGCAAGATGCAATATTGCATCGGGCTTAAGATCTGAAAATAGTTCGTATGTGCTATCAAAATTTGAAAGATTACAGTCTTTTGAGGATAAATATTTCCAGTCTGGGTTTTTAATCTTTAGCCTAGTTCCGACAAAGCCAGAACCCCCTGTTACCAAAACATTTTTCATATATTTATTATGCCCTAAGAGGAGAATTTGCCATTCTCTTCTTTTCTTGATTAATCGATGGGCAGTGGTTGCCAGTTTGGTGAATCATTTCATAGAAAAGCATCATTGTCATAACTTCGACAGTGTGAAAATAATCACAACCATACACCAATTCTTTTATATTTTGTTTTAGTTTTTTAGACTTTTGACCACTCATCATATGAGTTGCAAATCCCTTTTCATCACCCCAATGTAGGGCATTGATGATATTGGTAGAATTACCAGAGCATGACATACCTACGATTAGGCACTCGCTTGGGTCTTCTACCATAGCTGTAGTTTCTAGCCATCTTTCAAAGATATGCTCATACCCATGATCATTAGCATTAGAGGTTATAAAACCAACATTATCAAAAGAATAACAAGTCTTGTCAGGAATCAGTCTGGACATGTCGGTGGACATATGGCTGGCGACATAATGCAGCCCACCATTACCTATCAAAAAAATCTTTTTGGCGGCTTTGATAGAGTCAACTAATTCAGCATAACCCTCAGATTCGATAATTTCATAAGTTTTCTTTTCAATATTTTCAAAATCTATCATCATTTTACATTACCTCTTTTATTGTCGACAGAGCTATTGTAGCATCTTCTTTGTTCAAACTTAAGCTTGGTCTAATTCTAATTGATCGAGTTCCAGTTGGATTTGTTAGTACGCCTGAATTAAATAATCTTTTGGCAAACGAATCTCTTAATTCTTGAGTTTTTAAATCAAAAGCCATTATCAATCCTTTGTTCCTAAAGTTTTGTATATTGCTATTCTGGTTCATAAGATCTTTTATGTATTTTGAAATTAAGTTTACATTTTCTAATATATTATAATTTTTATAAGCCTCCATAATATATTTGCACCTAATCATATCTAAAATATCAGAATTCCATGTTACAGCTAATTTTGTAATATTGTTTTTATGAAATATTTTACCAAACTTATCTTGTACCATTATTCCAGAAACCTGAGTTTTCTTTCCAAACACAACAATATCTGGATTGAATCCTAAGTGTTCAAAGAACCATAGCTTTCCTGTTGCTCCGAAGCCAACCTGTATTTCATCAAAGATCAGCGGCACATCGTATTGTTCCGTTAGTGCCCTTAGCTTTATAAGAAAGTCATAATCCATGTGGAGATCTCCAACGCTGCATTGTATTGGTTCGACGACAACGCAAGTTATATCTCCTGCCTTGAGATGCTCTTCAGTTTTGTTCAAATCCGCAGCAACCTTGATTGAAAATGGTTCAGGAAAGCTATTGAGCTTCTGATCTGCGGGCCAGAATCTGGATGTTATAAAGCCGCCATAACTATTGATGCCGTGAAAACTATTATCAAAAGAAAGTATTTTTGGATTTGAGTGACCCTTGTATTCTATTGAAGTCTTAATAGCTGCTTCCACAGCCAAAGCACCAGTGCAACAATAATGAAAGTATTTATAAACTCCTTTGCCTGCATAATCCTGAAATAGACTGTCGAACTCCAGTGCTGCATCGGTTATAAATTCGCAGTTATTAACCTTAAATGTCGAAGCCTGTAGGATTTCTTTTTTAAATTGTTCGGTTTTAAATATGTCGTGATTGTATCCTAGAGGAAGAGATGCGTACATGCCAAACAAATCTAAATACTGTCTGTCAGTATTCTTGTCATATATGTAAGACCCATGGCTTTTATCAAAGTCTATATGTATGTTAAATCTAGTATTTACTGCAAAATTTCTCACATCACTTCCTTGAGTGCAGAATTCCAATCAACAAACCTAATCGCCTTGTCGTCAATATAGTATACAGCTCTTGGTTTTTCCGCTGTGACATCTTCAACATACTGGTCCATGTCATACTTCTTAAGCCACTCCCAAATCAATTCAACTCCAGTTTTGCCACCTATTAGCATTCTATCTTCTCTTGCCTTAGCACTAAAGACAATGATTTTATATTTTTTACTTAGGGCTATCAAAGCATCTCGGGATCCCGGAATTGGGTCATCATAGACAGTGCCGTCATAAAATCCTTTCGAATTTGCATGAATAACCCCGTCAAAATCTACGCCAATTTGATAAGTTTCGTCTTCAAAGGAATGTTGTCTAATTTTTTCAGCCATACTAGTTTTCTCCGGGGTAAATGTGATCTACATCTTCACGACTAACAGCTAGTCTTATTGCCTGCTGATTGCCAATGGCTGTGATTTTATGTTTTTTAAACCTTTCAATAAAAACAACATCTCCTTCTTTTACAGTCAAGTCTCGACCCTCCACATGCCATTTCCACTCCCCTTTCATTATGAGCCACCACTCATCCCACTCAGAGTGATAATGAAGTCTGTTGCCCTCTCCCGGCATTTGTGCAATCAAAGTAGCGCAGGTTGATGGAGAGTTTATAAGAGTGTGAGACCAACACACATCTGTTGGATTATTTTCAATGATCTCTCTAGCTGATACAACTTCTTTGTTAAAGTTAAACATGTTGTTGTTTGTGACTCCATCCTCCAGCAACACTCTGAGTCTATCGGCATCAAATACTTCATCACTGTTATAGTACATTGGATCATCATTTGATTTTTGAATCGACCTTGCAACTGCCTCTGCTAATTGAAAATCTTCTTCATTATCAATGTCTACCGTAGAAAATCCGCTCAACTCAAAAAAATGAATACTACCTTCACCTCCATGATAAGCACAATTGTATTTCTCCATATTACTTAAGTAATTATCTTTTTTCCAACCCATTAAACCGCATGCGTATGGCTTAATTGGTTCCAGATCTTGGGATGGAGGAGTTATCTTTTTTTGATCAAAATTTATTGGCGATCCGTTATAAACACATTCTATTTGTTGGTTAAACACCGATATCATAGTGTCAGCGCCCACTCTGTGCATTGTTCTTGTAAAGTCTCTTATTTCCTCCGGTGTTATGAAAGGAGAAGTCGGAAGTAATTGGACTAAAGTTTCACATTCCGTATTGTCTAAAAAATCATGTGTAAAATGATCATTAGTGGCTGAATCTGTAGAATATTGCTCAGGGCGTTTATAAAATTTTACTCCTTCCCTTTGTGCAATTTCTCCAATAATATCTGATTCTGAGTTAACATATATGTCATCGAAGCAATTTGCTTCTTTCGCAGCCCTAATAATGTAGCTGATCAAAGGTATACCGTTTAAAAGACGGATGTTTTTTTTTGGAACTCTTTTGCTACCAAGGCGAGCGGGAATCATAGCTATAGTTTTTGACATTATTTATTTCCTTTATATTTGTTCTCTATAAATTTAACAGATTTTGAAAAATTTTCAAGTAAAAAATCATCTAATTTTAATTTTCTCATGTAATGATATGCTATAATTTTATGAAAATAATCTATTTGAGGCTGTTGGTGATGAATATCCATTCTAAGATCTTTTACAATTGGAGTATTGTCAATTGCAGATGTTCGGAAGTTTCCCCCCTTTAGAGCTGCATCTTGGTAAGTGTCACCATACACTTTTCCAAATTGGTTCATGTTAAAGAATGTCATACCGGTTACATAAAGCTCTTTTACATCATAGTTTAAAAGAGTAATTATGCCAGTTAGACCCGTATTACAGGTTGTGCCAACTTCTCTAAACACTTTAAACAAATATCCATCACAGACATTGTGCCATGGTTGACCAATCTCGTCTAGAAAATCATGCACTCTCTGAATATCCCACATCGATACCATTGGGCAAACAATATATTTCATTGATTTTGCAAATTCTATATTTTGCTTTAGTGCATTAATTTTAATGATGTTCATGCAATTAACTAAAACATCTGTTCTCCTGCCATAATCATTCCAATCTTTTTCAGGCATATGATAAGCTTGATTAACCCTAACAACAATATCATATGAATCTATTTTTTCTCCAAGACCTAAACCTTGAAGATGCGGAGAAGGGCAAACATATGCTACCCTCTTTCCCTTTAAAAAATTAGCCAGATTTTTATCGTAATTGTAATCCTTAAACTGAGAAACAAACGGACCTCTTGAGCTAAGATCTCTCAATTGTTGCTCTGGGGTTGGAGTCGATGATCGCCATTTTGCAAGATTTTTTGACAAAGGGATGTTTATTATGTTTGGCTCGCAATCGCCATACCAATTAGACATTATATTACCACACAAACTTGTTTTTATAATACTCTACTATGCTTTGGATTTCTTGGTTGAATTTCCTCATTGTGTGCCAACCTAAAGACTGTAGTTTGTTATCATCAACAGAATATCTAACATCTTGACCCTGCCTAGAATAAGAAAAGTCTACATATTTTTCTAAGTCAGCCACATCATGCCCATAGCATTCAACAATTTTCTTGACAGTATCAATATTTTTTTGGTCTTCGTGACCCGAAATATTATAAATCTCATTAAGTTTTCCACTTTCTATGATTTTTATAACTGCTTCGGCTGTGTCATCAGCGTGAAGCCAACACCTATATGGCTCTCCACCGTTATGTAAACAAGTTTTCCTATCACGATTAAGGTTTTTTACAGTCAAAGGTATTAGCTTCTCTGGATATTGACCGATTCCATAATTATTCGCTGGTCTTACAATGACATATTCCAAATCATATGTCCTTGCCCAAGCCAAAACAAGCATATCTGCTGCCGCTTTGGACGCAGAATAAGGATTACTAGGCTTTAAAAGGTCATCTTCTTTGTGAGAGCCATGAATAATGTCTCCATACACCTCATCAGTGCTAAAATGTAAGAAAACTGGTCTTTTTCCTACATTTTTTTGCTTGCTCCTGATTAATTCTAGGAGATTTTTAGTCCCCAAGACATTAGTTTCAAGGAATTTATCGCTACTAACAATACTATTGGCAACATGTGACTCTGCTGCTGTGTTTATTACATAATCACAGTCATACAGATGGTTCAAATCTTTAATATCAGCCTTCTCAAACCTAAAATTTGAATGTTTTGAGAACTCTTCAATCAGATCTGTGTTGGCTGCATAGGTGCATTTGTCAATTCCATAGACCATCCACCCTTTTTCAAGACATTTTCTGGTAACATAGGAGCCAATAAACCCCAAGCAGCCGGTAACATAGACTATTTTCATGCTTTTTCCTCGAAGAATTTATCAACAATTTCCTTAATATAAGCCAATTTTTCGTCGTCAATACCGATAAATGTACCTAAAAAGAAAGAATTAAATGTCGCTTTGTGTGCAATTGGAAATTGACCTTGAAGATCCTCATAATTTTTAGCAATATGTTGGTATCCGGGGTGATAAAGGATATTTCCAGAGAAGTATGATCTAGTTTGGATCTTGTTGCTTTCCAAATGGTTAATGAAGTCCATTCTAGTAAAACCAGAACCTTCTTTTAGCGTAAGAAGATACCCAAACCAACTTGGATCTGCCTTATCTGTGGCGACCGGCAAGTGAAAATATTTCTCGTAAGGCTTAAAAATTTCAGTCATTTTATCAAAATTAACCTTTCTTGCCTCGTGGAAATCATGCAGCTTTTTTAGCTGCTCAAGACCAATAGCTGCTTGCAGGTCTAGAGGCTTTAGATTGTATCCGATTTCATCAAAAACATATCTATGATCGTAATTTGCTCCGGGTGCGCCGGGGAGCCAGTCACCAAATCTATTACCACAAGCAGTTCCGGATGTAACATTTCCGGGCATGGATGTGTTGCAATAACAAGCCCTACCCCAGTCTCTAAAACTAGCTAAAATTTGTCTTAGTTTTCCTGAGCTTGTAGCTACAAATCCTCCCTCACCCATGGTCATGTGGTGTGCTGGAAAGAATGAGCAGGTTGATATGTCCCCATAAGACCCCAACTTCTTGCCATCATAGGACGACCCAAGAGCATCACAAGCATCTTCAAGAAAAACAAGATTATGTTTTTCTACCAAAGCCATTAGCCTATCCATATTAGGAGGATTGCCGAGAACATGTGCAAAGCAAATTCCTCTGATTTCAGAGTTCTTGTCTTCTTCCAGAAGCCTTTCTACTTGATCCAAGTCTAAGTTAAGGTCTGGCAGAGTTACATCTACAAACACTGGCTCGAAGCCGCATTGAATAAGGGGGTTAATCGTTGTCGGAAAACAGACAATGGGTGTAATAAATTTGGAACCCTTCTGTAAATTCCATTTTTTCTTCACATATCTATCTTTACTTGTTAAAGCTGCGACCATAAGTAGATTTGCCGAACTGCCTGAATTCGTCAAAATGCCAGCTTTTTTTCCAAGCTCTTGGGCAAATTCAAGTTCGAATTTTCTAGCCTGCTGACCGTAAATAAGCCAACCTGAAAGTAATGTTTCAATTGCCGCTTTATATTCGTTTTGATCAAATACAGGTCCAGAATACGCCAACCAGTCTTCGCCAGCTTTCCATTCTTTGCTGTTTTTGTCTTCTACATATTCTTCAACAAGATCAAGTATTTCTTTTAATTTTTCAGACATTAATGCACCTTTCTAATCCTTTTTCAAGTCCATACAATTGCAAATCTAATGAATATAGCTTTTGCCCATCTCCGGTATATTCCGTATGATAACCGCTTTGCTTTATTGACACATTTTCAAAAGACTTTCCCATAAGTTTATTAATTTTGTTTGCTATTTCTAGCAAAGACTTGTTGCTATTATAACACAAATTGATATCTTTTGCTAATCTTTTTTTCGAAATATTTTCAATATAATGCTCTACAACCTTACACAAATCTTCTATGTAAATAAAGTCCATGTATCTATTTTGATGTATTTCTATTGGTTTGCCTTCTTTTACGCTTCTCACTGCTGACTTAACAAATCTTGTATCTGGCTCATCTTGCCCAAAACAGCCGAATATGCGGAGGTTGTAAAAGTTTTCTAATTTATCTATCTCTCTTTTGATAATCTTCTTTGACAATCCATAATAATCAAAGGGGCAAGATTCATCATTTTCTTTTGCTGATGATATATCGGTTCTTCTGTCAAACTCTGCACCAGAGCCGAAATGAATTAAATATCCAAATTTATGTTTGTTTTTGACAAGATTATCAAACATTAACAAGTTGTTTACTAAAGTATGAGTATTGTCCTCTTGGGTTCTATTTCCGCCAGATACGGCTGTGTGAATGACAATATCTATTTGATGATCATCAAAAAAGTTATCTACTTGATCTTTATTTAAGACATCTAAAGTCTTTCTACTGGTCAAATATACATTGTGTTTATTTTTGATTGTTTTATAAATATTTGTGGCAATAAACCCATTACCACCAGTAATTAATATATTCATCTTTTCAAATTAATGTAAGAAGGCTTTCCATTATTCATGAACTCGCCAAATTGGTATTGTAATTCATCTTCTGTGCTCGGCTTCATGGAAACAATATTCTTAAATGTTTTCATAACTTCCATATCTTCCTCTGCCCAATGTGAAAATCCAAGATACCCATAGTCTCTATCTCTTCCACCGCCAACTAACTTTACGCAGACTTTTTCGTGGTCTAGATAGTTTCTTATAATCTCAAATGGTCTGTAAAGCAAAAAGGGTGTTATTGAATATACAACGGGGACTTTGCCTTCCATGGCAATTCCAGACGCTGCTCCAAGTAAAAGTTGTTCTGATGATCCTACATTGTAGAATCTGTCGTTGTAATCTATGCGGATTCTATCCCATAGACCATAACCAAGATCACCTGTCAGTAAAATGATTTTATCATTTCTTGCCATCTCTTTGTGCAACAATGTGCTAAATGTTTTTCTCATCTAACTCTCCATCACCTCTTTGTAATCATCTTCTTTCATTACATGATAGTGTGCATTTAAGCCGCACAAGAAAGAATAGTGAGACACATTAGTTCTGCGAAGATTTATATCTGGTAGAAACGCAACAAGTCTTTTTTCTAAGTATTCAACATCAATGGCATCATATGCAGCATACCCGTTGATATTAACATATATTTTGATGTTGTCAAGTTTTGATTCTTTTATAAACCTTAACCCTTCCCATATAGAACCCTCTGCGGATTCTCCATCAGAAATTAAACAATACACTTTTCTATTTTTGTTTGCCATGGCTCTACCAATAGCAACCAATAAACCAAGCCCAAGGCTTCCGGTTGAGCAGTATATTTTATTTTGTTCATCTCTATGAGGATGCCCTCCATGTTTTATAAACATCTCTTCTGCATTTGTGCCTTCGTATTTTTCCATCACCACATAAAGAGCCAGAGCGGCGTGACCAGAGGATAAAATAAAAATATCATCTTCGGACTTTTCTTTATAAATTTCTTCAATAATTTCTAAACTAGAAAAATAACTTCCGAGATGACTCAGTTTGTGCTTATACGCTATTTCTGCTATTCTCTTTTTTAAGTCCATTTTTCTTTCCAATAGTCTTGTATCATTTTGTCGTAATTCTTACCCTCTTTTTGCACACTCCAAGTTGCTTGCTCTGGGTGCCACCTGTAGTAATATCCCAAGAAAATATTTGCTGGAAATATAAACACTCCGTTTTCTGCTAAGTTGCAGTACAAGTCATAGTCTGCTGCGCCACCATATAACTCAGGCTTTGTTTCAAGTAATCCGTCTTCATACAATTGCCTATTATACACTGCTGTGGGACTATTGACTGGGCATCTCTGAAGGGCTAAAGATTTAAATTGGCTTATATTTTTATAGAAATGTTTTGTCTCTGCCGTATTTGTATTGCCATTTACATCAATTCCAACGATTGGGCTTTGCAAAACTTTAACTTTATCTGGTGCCTTGAGGATAAACTTTAGGTTATTTTCCACAAATTTAGGACCATATATATCATCAGAAGCAAGAGTAAAAAGATATTCCCCAGTTGCAATAGAAAAGCCTTTTTGCCTTGCTTCGTCCCAACAATTAGGGTAGATATTTTCTGCCGTATCAATTATTACTTTGCTGTTTTGACTAAACTTGTCTGTCAATATTTGCAAACTGTCGTCTTTGCTTTCGTTGTCAACAACAATGACTTCTAAGTTTTCATAAGTTTGATTTAGAGCAGAGTTTACGCACTGCTCAATCCATTTTTCTGCATTATAACATGGTATAATTATTGATACTTTTGGATTATTCATAGCTCTAACATCTGTTTAATTCTATTGTTATAAGTGTGATTTTCCGCAATCATTTTTCGATTTTTCTCCTTAATAGAGTTTAACTGCTCTTCGCTCATATTAACATATTCCTTTACAAATTTCACCATTTCTTTTGGATCATTTGTCATTTTTACATCAGGAAACAGTTTACCAAGATGATTTATCTTATCACTAACTAAAACTCCGGTCAAACCTAAGCATTTAAAAGTTCTTTCATTTGTATCCAATCCAAGAGTTCTCTGATAAGCGTCATGTATATTTATTGCCACTTTTGAGTTGTATAATAGTTTATTTTCTTGCTCATGTGTCAAATTTTTACCTACAAAAAATCCACATTTTAGACCACTATCTTTAAAAGCTTTAAAATGAGATACCATGATTTTATATTTTTCATCAAACCCATTATCCGCTCTACTGCCCACATAACAAACATCAAATTTGTATTTGTCATCTTCAATGTGCTCATATGATAAATTATCATAGGCTAGCGGGATGGTGGTCACCTCTCCCCAAAGAGGGAAAAATTTATCTTTTATGTTTTCCATATCCATAAAAGACCAAGATGTGATATTGTCTTGTTGATTTATGTGACTAATCATTTTTTCGTTGCACATGGAAACAAAATTATTATGGGATCCCCATGGTGCAGGGAATGAATTAGGCTGAGAATGCAAGAAAATTCTTTTTGCAGAAGAAAGCAATAAGTCTGTCTTTTGCTTATCAATCAATTTTTGCTCTGCGAAAGAATTGAGCGTCCTATAAAAATAATCAGTGATCATAAATATATGTTCATTTTTATTGCAAGCTTCTGAAGTTGCGTACTTATCGATTTCCTGTGGTGTGCCTCTTATGTAGATAGCTTCGTAACCTTGCTCTTCCCAAGCCCTCTTGTACCCTTCATATATCCATTGTCCGGCGCCTGTAATATCACTACAATCTTGTATAAAAACCGCTTTCATATTTTACATATCTCCTTTAATATTTGATCCATCCTCTCGTGAGAACAATGTTCCATTGCAAACCTGTCATTTCCGCTTTTTGCTATTCTTTTTCTCAAATTTTCTTTTTTTAATAGTATCGATATTTTTTGCAAGAGTTGTTCACTATCTTCAAAGCAAACTATTTCTTTATCGATATCGAAAAAATACTCTAATCCTTCATGATACTCACTCATGACCATTGTATCTTTAGCTGCTGCTATCTCGAAGGGTCTCAGTTTCATCTGAGTTTTTACTGGATTACCATTATAGTTTTTGCTGAAATTTAATCCGATCTTTGTTTCACTCCACACCTTTGTCATTTCACTATGAGATAACCCGTGAAAATTGTGTACACTAATACCATTATCTCTCAGATATTTTATGTACCCTATTCTATCGGGATTGTTCAATTGACCAATAAACGAAACATCATATTTTTTCTCGTGATTTTCAGTAGGATAAAACTTTTGATTGGTATGCCATCCTCCAACGATTATATTGTTGTATCCTATGTTTTTATATTTATCAACATACTTCGGCTCTGGTGTTGAACATACATTGAAATATTGACACGCTATTGTTGAAAAAGTGTCAAATCTCCAAGTGTCGTCACAAAACCAATTAAATGTTTTAATATTTCCTTTTTTAGTTATTTCCACAATTGATTCCATGGCTGTTTTTTCAGCAGGAGCAATTGTAAGGTCGCCGGTTATGCATGCAAATATTAAATCTGGCTTAAATGTATCGACGACCTTTTGATAGTCAGGCTCTTGTGGGCTAACTGTGTCCCAAAAGTAAACATCGTGACCTAAATCTTTTAATGGAAGGTATATGTTATAATACCCTCCATCAATCCATTTTGTTTTGCCGTTTGATAAAGTTTTATTGGTAGTCAATAAGATTTTCATGCTAAGTATTTTAGCACAATTTCCGGGATTTGTAATCTTTTTTCTCTCATTTTTTGAATAAGAGGGGTGCCTTTTAATTTGAACCACTCTTCGCTTGTGGCACCTATTTTTTTGTTTGTTACTACTCTGCAATTTAACATACGAGCTTCAACGACAATCCTAGAAAGGGTTTCTAAAGTCTTTGGAAAGAATATAAGGGTCTTATTTTTATTTAATTGTGTTAGGAATTGTTTATGAGAGCATGGCATTATTTTTTCATATTTTAGATTGTTCACCTTGCAGTAAAGTATAGATTCTTCAACATTTTTATTAGCTATGTCAGAGTACATAATTGAGCAAACACCCTCTTTATCCTCTTGCAAAGTTGATATTTCCTCTAGGTAATCCAATAACTCTTCAGACCATAAATTACCAGAGACACTAACAATATTGTCTAAATTTAAATTTCTCTCAACAACTCTCATGTGTAATTTAGATTGGCATATGATAGCTTTAGCGCACTCATAAAACTGTTTATTTACTATTTGGTCCTCTGGTGCTTTGTAGTTTTTAAACAAGGAGGGATCTCTTGTTCTTAAATACTTGTGATCATGTTCATATATTATATAAGAGTAGTTTTCTGATATGTAATCTTTGACTTCTTTTGATAGCCAAATAAAGTTAGCAATAATTAGCCCAACTTCTTTGTCAGGGAGATGGTCAATAGTTAAGCCACGAGTGTGGTACTTTTTTACATCATTTCCCTTATTTATTAATAGCTTAATTAATTCTTCGTTGTTTAATTCTCCGCCCCCATTGATTCCATCTTCGACAAATAGGTCGGCTAAAAAAGCTATTTTCATGTCAATTATTTTCCTTGATTTTTAAGGGTGGCGAGACGGGGTTGGGCATTGACCAAATCACTAGAGCTTTGTACTTTTCCACCACCTACGCCCCAGATTAGATGTACACCCAGTTCTTCTGCGACTGGGATTTCTGGGATATTGTCGGAGGTTCTATCTCCACCATTGGCAAACGCTACTTTAAAATCAGGCCACAAAGCCCTAACTCGGCGCAAGAGATCACAAGCACTATTATCATTATCGTCGAATTCCATGGCTTTGGCAACTCCTCGTACACCTTGAACCATTTCTATTCTTTCTTCACATGGCATAAAAACATAGCCTTTTTTTCTCATTAACCACTCGTCTGAGTTAACCCCTACGACAACGATTTGAGCCATCTTTGCAGATTCTTGAATCATACGGAGGTGACCAACATGCATAGGGTCAAACCCTCCACTCAAAACAACGACATCATAATACATTATTCAAACACCTCCTCTCCCAAAGAGTCGAGCCAATTTTCTACATCAAACTCCTCTTGCTTATATACAGCATCTGAGAATTGCTTATATTGATTAGCATTTGTAAATCTAGATCTTAGATATTTATTTAAATCAGTTGCTGTTTTTTTATAATCTTTATAATTTTCGTAAACATCTTGCAGGGCGATCTTGTAACTATTCTCTACTGGGTATGCCCACAACGCATGTTCTTCTATCACACCTTTCCAGACTGCATGTGGTGGGACCTGACCCATTTGATGATTAACTTTTGCAAAATAAGGAATCATTTTCTTTTTAGATTTTTTGCTTTTTCTTCCTTTTTCTGGTGCATATAAGAAATCAACTTGCCCGCTCCAACCCATGGCAACAACTGGGACTTTATGATACGCTGCCTCGAACATTGGTAGTCCAAAACCTTCGCCGTGAGCGAGATTAATAAACCCCTTCACGCTGTTGTGTTGATATAACCCGTTCATTTCCTCTTCGGTCATGTCGCCATGCAAAAGATAAACTTTACACTTGCTGCCCTTTAAACGATCAGAGTTAAGAAGGTTTTTCATCCTATCTTTTGACAACTCCCTGTCAATATTCGAAGTATTTTTCACTGCTGCTTTAACTATTAGTCCAACATCTTCGTTGTCTTTAAAGTGCTCAACAAACCACCCGACCGTGGCCTCCAAGTTTTTCCTCGGACCCCATTGAGCAATTGTTAAAAAATTAAATTTTGTTGGAAACTTATGATCAAATTTAACAGTTTCTGTCTCTTTTACTGGATAATTGACAACCTCAATTTCTGGATGTTGATCATTGTCTTCTTGCAACTTCAATTTCTGTACGATATTTCCTTCTCTATCTTGCATATCATATGATGTATTGTAAAAGACATCTTTTGCATGATTTGAAACAACAATAATTTTGTCCATTTCCATACATTTTTGAATCCATATCGCTGATGTTCTGTCAGTTTCAATTCCGGCAGTATATCCGACATTATAAGCAGCCAAATCTGCGTCCCACTCATTAGGAATAGTCACCTGCAATGATATATCGTATTTTTGCTTACTTGGAACACTTTGAGTTTGAGATTCGAAAATCATTGTCTTTTCTATAAGGGAGTCGATCCAGCGTCTTTCCTCATTGTTTTCCCAAGTCCAACTAAGTTGTCCCCAATTCGTTGGGACAACATGTATGTCAAACCTTTCCTCATGTTCTCTAAGAGACCTCATTGCAAAACGAGCTTGCTCTCCATATCCAGACCTGCTCAAGACTGGACCTTTAACTAAAATTCTTTTTCTCATTTATAACTCCGTAATGCTCCATGGTTTATACCCTTTTCTAGTATCCCAAGAGCCGCACTTTTCATGGATACTCGTCATAATATCAATCCATGTTTTATTGAAATTTTCAAAATTATAATTCTTTAAAACATGCTGTCTTCCTTTTCGACCCAACTCTTGTCTTTCTTCTTTCCCAATCTCATACATCTTATTTAATGCAGCGACAAAATCCTCTTCAGAAATTCTGTCTTCGTAAATATATGGAACTTGCTGAGATCCGATCAGGGCTTTTGAACACGGCTCAATACCTACACCAAACCATTCTTCTCCATCTGTCACTTGCTCCTGAAGACCACCTGTCATGTTTACAACAATTGGAGTTCCACATGACAATGACTCTAAAGTTCCCAACCCAAACCCTTCAGCATCAGAAATATTAACGGTGACATCGGAAATATTATACATTGCTGCTAGATTGTGTGGCGGAACTTTGTCTGTTGATATTAATACCTGTCCCTCATTGAGATTAAAATCCGAAAGTATCGCATTGATGTCCTGTCCATATGGATCATTTGGATCAGTGTGCAAAAGAAGAACGCACTTTTCTGCTTCTTTTTGATCAAGTTGTTTCAAAAAAGAGTCATACCAGTGAATAAGTGTTCCGGTTTGTTTTCTTTTTGCATTTCTGTTGTTCCACATGATGACAAACTTATCATCGGACCCAAAGTATTTCTCTCTTAACTCCTTTCTTTTATCTTCATCTTCCAAGAGATTAAAGATGCTAGAATCAACCGCATGTGGAACATAAGACGACTCGACATCTTGCGTTGTCTGCTTCACAATATCGTGTGTCACCTTAGAAATACATGCTATATAATCGTTTGAATCGTAGAATTTTTTATTGTATTTTGGAGCAGGATAATTATCCCATACATGATAATAAACCATAGGCATCAATGGTCTAATTTCATTTTCCATTTCCCATAGCCATTCCCAGAATCTAGGGTCTGTCATAAACCACAGCATGTCTGGCTTCTGAGTTCTGATTAAAGACCTTATAGCCTCTTGGTTTCCATATCCGTCAACAGGTTGAATTATCCAATCGTCTCCATATCCTTCTACTTTTGTAGGACTATAGTCATTATGTTTAATAGCTCCAGCCAAAGAAAATACTTGAAACTTTCCAGTTTTTAAAAGAGCTTCAATCATGTATTTTGTTTGAGTTCCAACACCCGATGGAGATAGTGGGTGGTCACTAATGGTGAGTATTTTTATTTTTTTGTCTGTCATGGGCAATGTTCCGTTCTGTGAAATTCACACTTACTGCAAGCAAGTCTGTTTTTTATGAAGTTTTTCTTTTCAATATTGTATACAGCCTTTTTCAAAAAGTTAAGAGCATTTTCTGTTTTTTTTGTGCCGCTTGTGACACGAAAGATCTCTACTCTATCTTTTTTGGCTGTTCTTTTAAGCAGCGCAAAGTAAGTCTCCACAAGCTTTGGCTCAACATTGTGCTTTTTTGCCCAAAAATGTTTGTAAAAAGTAAGTTGATATGTCATCATAGGATCAGATCGTCGTTTAGCATCCCAACCCCAAGAGCATGTTTTCCAGTCAATGATGTGATACCTGCCTTCGGGAGTTCTAATAATTAAATCAATAAACCCCTTAAACTTATCTACCTCTTTTGGTTGAAAATACTCAATCATTTCCATCAAATCTTCCTCGGCGGCAACTACTTCATACTCACCGAAGTGCTCTTTCAAAGCAGGAAGGACCTCATCAAGGATAGGTGGGGCTTGAATCTTCATTTTTTCCACCAAATCACCCGATTTTTCGACATTTTCAGGCAAATTATCAAGTATTTCCTTGAATTTTAGTTGAAAAAAGGACTTTTTGTCGTCTAAACCCTCGGTCATCATCTTTTCACATGTGTCGTGAATAGCGTTACCAAAGGCGGTAAAAGCGTTACCTTGGAAGCCTTTTACCTTGTCTAAGTTCATTAATTTGTGATAATAAGGACAAAAGTTCCAGTTTTTTGCCTCTGAGAAGCTAATGTGAGCCATTTTTACTCCATATTTGCTAAAGTTTCAAGCTTATTATACAATACGGGGCTAATATTTGCAAGGTATTTGTGATCTTTAAATAAGAAATATGCTTCGAAACCTCTTGCGAAGTATTCTCGTACAGAAGTGGCTGCGTATGGCGAGTAAAACAATCCATTAATGTAATTTCCAAGCTTTTTATATCCTACTTGATTAACAAGATAATCGTCAAACTTGGCATCATAATCTAAATCATGAAATAAATTTTTATATTCTTGTGAATTTTCGTTATTTGCTTTTAATATTTGATATAACCTTTCTCTCTTGCCCAAAAACTCCCTTTGAAGTCTTCCATCTCCATATATATGATTAGAGTGTCTCTCTTCCACCGAATGGGCTATCTCGTGAACAATATCGTCTGCCATGTCTTTGGCATTATCTTGTACATTAATAACATATATTGCACCATCTTCATATGCTGCATTAAATCTTTTTTCTTGAAACTCTTGAAAATCACCGATGTATATTACATCAATGCCGGATGCAAGGTATGGTGGTACACTCTTTTGTACCATATCTATAACTTGTTTTATGTTACTACTTCCATCCAAAAAAAATAAATCTGGATTTATATAAACAGGAATGGAGTTGAACAAGAAATGTTCTTTTGAATTATTTTTACTTCTGGATGAAGATTCGTTTATATATTTTTTAAGGTTGCTCATCTGTTTCGCTATTTTTTAATTCCTGCTCTACTAACCTCTCTCCAACCTCAACATCAACCATTGCCTGTTGATACCCTCTGATCCAATTTTCTTCAGCAACAGTTAAAACAAACTCGGGAAATTCTTTCGCTAAAGTGTTAACAATCATCTCAACAGTCACTTCATCATTTTCTGGTTTTTCTTTTTCTCCAACATATTCTACAAGAAAAGTTTTTAATTCATTTTCCTTGTCAACTGCTTGATTAGAGACCTCTTGATATTGACTTAAATCAACATCATTAAAATTAATTTCATTCATTTTTTTCTCCGTATTTGGTGGACCCCCTCGGACTCGAACCGAGGACCTAACCGTTATGAGCGGTGTGCTCTAACCAACTGAGCTAGAGGTCCAATATAAAACAATATAGTGCAATATTTAAGCTTTGTCAAGAAAAAAGTTATAAAATCTTTGCTGCTAGAGTAGCAACCTTTGACCGCTCGCCTTTCTGGAGGGTAATGTGACCTGATATATCGTGTTCTTTAAACTTTTCAACAGCATAGGTAAGTCCGTTGGAAGTCTCGTCGATGTAAATATTGTCGATTTGCTCGATATCACCAGTAAGAATTATTTTTGTTCCCTCGCCAACACGGGTAAGGATAGTCTTAAGTTCATGTCGTGTGAGGTTTTGTGCTTCGTCAATAATAATGAAGGCATTTGTGATAGAACGCCCTCGGATGTATGTGATGGCTTCTATCTCGATCACACCCTTCTCGAAGTACATTTTGACTGTATCTCTATCATTTCCTAGTAAAAACTCTAGATTATCC